AATGGGTATCCCGTCTCGAGGAGCTGGGAGAGTCGGCAGAGAAGGACGCCGACAAACTGAGGGCCATCGAGGGGCTGTTCAAGGCTGAAGGCTGGCTTGCTCCGGAACAGAAAGAAATTACGACCTTTGAGTCTTCTTTTTTGGCGGATTTGGAGCTTGACGACGAGGAAAATGGGCCGGGCTTGCGGGCGGACAATTTGCTGGTGGTCGACTTTGGTAGCGATAACAACGACTTAGGCGATCAGGACTGAACCTTTGCTAGGTTCGACTCCTTGAATCCATCAGATCCAGAGGTCGTGCGGTCGGGTATGGGGGGGGGATAGGCGTCAGGCGGGGGCGCTGTCAAACACTTGGTACCATGTAGGCCTATGCGATGAGTAGAACGACATTTTCTATTTTTGCGGGTACCCCCCACCCATCATATTTAGGGGGGGCGGTGCTTATGAGAGTACCGACGCTAAAAAACTTGCAATATATGCACGAGAATTAGACGATCTGCACCATAACTTCATGTAGAGGTTGAAAAAACGATGGCTACACCACGTAAAGGCAAGGCAAAAGTGAAGGTCACGGCCTCTGGGAAGAAGGTTTCCTATGGGCAGGCAGGCAAAGCCAAGGGTGGCGGTCCTCGTGTTAAGGCCGGAACTAAAAAAGGTGACAGTTATTGCGCCAGATCGCTCGGCATTAAGAAGGGATTGTCTAAAGACAAGCAGAATGATCCCAATACCCCTAACAATCTATCTAGGAAGCGCTGGAAATGCTCTGGCGCCAAATCGAGGAAGTAGTAATGGATAAGTTACGACAAGCATTTAAATCTCGCACAGTGCAGTACGGGGCGGCTCTCGCGTGTCTTTCGGTGTTACAGGGTTTCGTAGGCTTTCTGCCGGCTAATCCTGCAATCCAAGCGATGTTCGGCTGCGCTATAGCCACCGGCATTGTGGTGTTGCGATTTATGACTACTCAGCCGGTTGGTAGCAAGTGAAAAAAGCTAAGCCCAAGTCGAAAGTAAATTCGGCGGGCAACTACACGAAGCCAACCATGAGGAAGCGTCTCTTTGAGAAGATCAAGGCCGGTAGTAAGGGTGGCAGCGCTGGGCAGTGGTCAGCAAGGAAGGCGCAGATGCTGGCTAAGGAGTACAAAGCTAACGGCGGAGGCTACAAAGACTGATGAAGCGGATTCCTCTGGCTCTAATTCTGCTGGCTCAGGGTTGCACATGGTACGGAGAGTTTGAGCATATCTCGAGCATACCTAACGGCACTCCTTTTAATTCTCGGGGCGAAACTTCCACCGACCTTATTTGGACCGGCATAGAAGTTGAAAAGGATGGCTGGAGTGCGGACGTAGCTGTCGGATACGAGACTTCGTCAGAGCTAGATGGGCGCAATCCATACGGCAGGATCAAAGTGAAAAAGGATCTGAAGACATGGCCCTAAAAAAATCCCAGAAGAGCCTGAAGAAGTGGACTGCTCAAAAGTGGAAAACTAAATCGGGAAAGCCGTCGACGCAAGGCTCCAACGCGACAGGCGAGCGGTACCTGCCTGAGAAGGCCATAAAAAGCCTCTCAACAAAAGAGTATGCCGCGACTACCCGTAAGAAGCGGGAGGACACCAAAGCCGGCAAGCAGCATTCTAAGCAGCCCAAGCGGGTTGCAAACAAAACCAAACAGCATAGGAAATAGCGACCATGATGAAAACATGCAGCAGTTGCTCTACTGAGGCTAAGTGCAAGAAGGCCGGCAAGTGTATGAAGAAGGGTTTACCTAAGCGTGGCCGACGTGCCGCAAAAAACAAGGCTTATAAAAAGTAAGATGGATATAACGATCGAACGCTTTTGCTATCACCCTAAGGGCACTCTCGGCGTCTGTACTGTCGCTGGCGAGACGTTCTACACAATAGAACGCCCTTGGTTAGATAACGCACCAAACGTCTCCTGTGTCCCTACAGGCAGTTACAGCATGACGTGGAGAGAAAGCCCCCGCTTCGGCTGGACTTGGATGCTCGAAGATGTCCCGGGCCGAACTTATATTTTAATACACGCAGCCAATTACGCGTCAGACGTACAGGGTTGCATCGGTCTTGGTACTAGCTTAATGGGAGATCGAGTAGCCGTTAGCAATAGCCGAAAAGCGGTTGCAGCGTTTGACGAGCTTACTCAGGGGGAGTCGTGTCAGATACACATAAGCGATGCATTACATGCCGCATTGAAAAACCACTAGGCGAATTTGATGTCAGGAGAAATGCCTGTCAAAGCTGTCGAGTAATCCAAAGAAGAAGATCTGCGGTAAAGACGACGACGTCGTGGTTAAGGCAGAGGATCGTTGTTGCGAAGAAACGCGCCATAAAGCGCAGCATGGATTTTTCTGATGACGTGACAATAGATTATCTTATCAGCCTTCTCGCCCGTCAGGACGGATTGTGCGCGCTTACAGGGGTACATATGACTCACGGCGGAGGCATGGCGGACACGGCGATGAGCATTGACAGAATAGATAGCGGCATCGGCTACATACCCGGCAATTTACAGCTGGTATGCCACCGAGTAAACGTAATGAAAATGGATATGCCTGACGACCAGCTGTGGTGGTGGGCAAAAAATCTGGTGACCCATGACGAACGACGAGAAGATCATACAAGCAGCGAAGAAGCTGAAGACTAACTTCCCGTTATATGCGAAAAATATCCTGCGAATTGTCAACAAAGAGGGAGCGATAACCCCTTTTGAGTTGAATGCAGGCCAGCGATGGATGCACCAAACCCTCGATAATCAGTTAGAAAAGCAGGGAAACATCCGCGCATTGGTTTTGAAAGCGCGCCAAACAGGCATATCCACCTACACGCAGGGCAGAAACTTCTGGAAAGTGACGCAAAATCGAAACGCTAACGCGTTTGTACTGTCGCACCTCGCAGAATCAACTAACGCTATTTTTAATATGGTGCGCTACTTCTATGACAACGTCCCACATCCGGCATTCAAACCGCCGCTGGCTAGTCAGTCGGCGTCAACTCTCGTCTTCGATGAAATCAACTCGCGCTACAGGGTTGGTACGGCACGGTCTACACAGACAGGACGAGGACAAACAAACAGATTCGTCCATGGATCAGAGGTCGCCTTCTACCCCCAAGGATCAGACATAGTCGCTGGTCTACTTCAGACGGTGGGAGGCAAGAACACTGAAGTTATCTTAGAGAGCACAGCCAACGGTGCTGGGGGCTGGTTTTACGATCAGGTGATGAAGTCTCTTCGCGGTGAGTCAGAGTGGATTACCTGCTTCATACCTTGGTATTGGATGCCAGAGTATAGAAAGAAGCCCTCGCCATACTTCGTCGCGACCCCAGAAGAGTATGAGCTTGCGCAAAAATACAATCTCGATGATGCCCAGCTCTCTTTTAGGCGCGCCAAATTAGACGAATTAGGCGGAACTGATTTGTTCGGCAGGAGTATCCCAGCACCCCGCTCGAAGCATTTTTGACCTCCGGAAGATGTTTCGTAGAAGAGAGCGCAATATCTCAATGCGAGACTAATTGCTACACCGCAGACTTCAAGGGAGACATCATCGATGGCAACCTGATTGAGCGAGAGCATGGCAACTATCAAGAGTGGTATCCGCCACTTCGAGAAGAGAACTACGTTATCGGGGTGGATGTTGCGGAAGGTCTCGCCTACGGCGACTACAGCTGCGCTCAAGTCCTAGACTCAATGGGAAATCAGGTGGCGTGCTGGCACGGACACATTGATCCTTTCGATTACGGCGCCTTAGTGGCAATGCTCGGGAAGCGATTTAACAGTGCATATGTAGTAGTAGAGCGGAACAACCACGGTTTAGGCTACCTTGAGAAAGATGCAAGACTTAGGCTACTCCAATCTATTCGTAGAAAGCTCTGTCGATGGCGCTTATGGCGACAGGCTGACTAAGCGGGGCGGATTCTTAACTACCAGCAAGACTAAACCTCTGATCGTTGACAACCTCGCAACCCTTTTAAGACAGGGCGAAAGTGGCGTTGCTGACATTGAATTGTTAAATGAGTTGCGTACTTACATCATTGATGATAAAGGAAGTTACAATTCTCAGAATGGATGTTATGATGACAGGGTGATGGCTTATGCTATTGCCTTGCATGGACTTGCTTCTATGCCGAGACCTCGGCACCGGACTATACAGAAACGTTTTAAATCGTTAGATCCTGTGACGGGTTATTAATCTATGCATGAGCTAGAGTACGAAGGCGAAGAAGAGCAGCTTGAAAAGGAGCCAGACGGCTTGCAGGCGCAAAGCATGCAGAGTCTGGGGTCTCGGCTCGCCGGAACCTTTCAAGAATATAAAGACGCTCGTAAGGAAACTGAGAACGAGTGGCTGAAAGACTTGCGCCAGTATCAAGGGATCTATGAGCCTGAGGTTCTTGCGCGACTAAACGAAGCGTCTGGTGCTCGATCTAAAGTTTTTGTCGGCTTAACCCGAACCAAGGTTATGGCTGCCTATTCGAGAATCATTGACCTCCTTTTTCAGCACGGCGATGTTTTCTTCTCTGTAGACCCTACCCCGATCCCGCAGATCGATCCTCTCAAGGCGATGCAAATGCGCCAGATGGCTATGGATCAGATCATGATGGCTAGTGGACAAGACCCGATGATGAATCAGGACTTGGTCGAGCGCATGGAGGAGCTTGAAGAAGAGTTCTTAGAAGTTAGAGAAAGAGATAGCGAAGAAGCTGCTGAGTCTATGACTGTAGATCCAAGATCAGCTGATAGAGACAAACGCGGAGATGAAACTCAAGGAAGCATTCCTAGAGGCATGCATCTTTGGGTCGGGCGCAGTTAAAGCTGGGACAGTCCGGATAGATAGAAAGCAAAGCTACTCGAAGATGCTGGACCCTCAGACGGGTGAGCAGGCTTTTGGCACTTAGCTTGGTTGAGACGGTCGCTCCAGACGTAGAGAGCGTTAGCATTTTCGATCTGTATCCAGATCCATACTGCACTACGCTAGATGACTGCGATGGATTGTTCCGTCGTCACGTACTAACTCGCCGTCAGATGCGAGATCTAGCCGACTTACCGCAGTTTGATGCTGACATGGTCAAGTACCTGCTCAAGATTCACCGCAGTGGTAATCATACAGAAGAGGATCACGAGACAACTCGCCGCCGTATAGCTGGCATTCATGAGAACTCGGAGTCCAACCGCTTCGTTGTTATGGAGTACTGGGGCATGTAGATGGGTACGAGCTTGAAGAGCACGGAATAGAGCTAGAGGAAGATGCGGATTTATCTGACGACTACTCTGCCTGCGTTTGGATCTGCGACGGCAAAAGTGCTGAAGGTTATGCTAAACCCGATCACTGGCTACAAGATTCCATACCACATCTTCCCGTATGAGCGAGCACCACATCAATTCTGGGGTACTGGTGTGCCTCGAATGATGCGTGACTCTCAGGGAACCATGAATACCGCAACAAGAATCTGGCTAGACAACATGGCGTTGTCATCCGGTCCTATGGTTGAGGTAAATACAGACTTGCTAGCAGCAGGAGAAGACCCGACAGACATCCACCCTTGGCGAGTATTTCTCCGAGAGGGTGGAGACGGATCTATGCCTGCTGTTCGATGGTATCAGCCGGTGGCGAATGCCAATGGCTTGAACCAGATTGTGGAGATATTCCGACGATTTGCAGATGAGACTACGTCTCTACCTAGCTACACGCACGGCGAGCAGACCCAAGGGCTTAACAAGACAGCCACAGGAATGTCGATGCTTATGGGCGCAGCAAATATCGCCCTAAAAAGCACGATAAAGAACATTGACGACTTCCTCATTGAGCCAATGATTGAGGCGCTGTTTCACTTCAACATGGAGTTCGGAACAAACGAGAAGTCTAAGGGTGACCTGCGGATTGTAGCGCGAGGAAGTACCGCTCTTAGTACAGAAGGAAGTGCAAAGTCAGCGCTTACTTCAGTTCTTGTCTCTTGTTGGCGAGGATCCCAATGGAGCAGTTAAGCGAACTCAATTACTGCGTGACATCGCCCAAAGCATGGACATTGATCCCGACGAAATTATTAAGACTGAGGAGCAATTAGCTCTTGAACAGCAGCAACAACAACAGTTACTCCAAGCTCAAATGCAACAGGCAGCAATCGCAGGCGATCCTGCGGCTCAGGGCAACGCCGGAATGGGAACTCCTGCAGGATTTAATTAAAGCCCGCTATGAGAGTGCCCAAGCATTATTAGAGAGAGCAGACGAAACGACATTTTAGGTTTGAGCAAGGACGGCTCCTAGAGCTTAGATTCATGCTTGAACTTGAAGAAGCGGCAAAAGCCGTTCTAGACAAAGCGCGGACCCCTAAGAGGATATCCGCAATAGACTAACGAATATCCCCTTGTGGGACTCGAAGGAAAAACGATGTCAAAGAGAAATGACCCAGCGCGACTGGAAGCTGAAGCGAAAGAACTGTACGAGCAAATGACTAAAAGCAGGACTGAAACCCCAGAGGTCGATCAACCTCAAGAGGACACTTCAGAAGAGCCGGAAGCGTTGCAAGTAGAAGCCCCCGAGCCTACGGACACGGTTGAAGTTCAAGCGGATGAGGACGCAGTAGAAGAGTCAGAACGCAGCGAGGACTCGGAACTGAAGTTGGCTTTGGAAAAAGCCGAGAAAGCTATGAAGGGCGCACAGGCGAGAATGACCAAAGCGACTCAAGAAGCAGCTGACTTGAAGCGTTAAATTCGGATTTGATGCAAGCTGTTGGCGATCTTAAAGGTCAACTGTAGAGAGACAAAAAGACAATGAGCAACTGGCAGAAAATCCGGGAGGATTATCCCGACATAGCTGGCCCGCTCCTTGACGAGTTAAGTCGAACCCAAGCAGAAGTTTCAAGCACCAAAGATGCCTTGGCAGCTGAAGAACGCAGAAGTACAGGAAGTTGCAACACAAGCGCAGGCCGAGCATTTCGACCGAATCCGAGCGATTCATCCCTGATGTAGATCAACTGATCGAAACCGCGGACTGGATTAATTGGCTGGAGGTTCAAGATCCTCGAGACGCAAGACTTGGATGGAACGCGGATCTTCTAACGATGTGAACATGCGTTCTTGACGCGGTTTAAGGTTGATATGGGCATCAACCACCCACGCCGCAAGAGCAGGCTCTCGAGAAAGCAAGGAAGGTTGCAGAACCTAAGATGCCAAAAGCTCGGAAGTCACTAATACTGGTGGAAAGAAATACTTGGACTGTGGAAGAGATTAAGCGGATGCCGAACGAGACTTCGAGAAGCATCAATGAGATACTTAAAAGCCATGGAACAAGGATCGATCCGCCGTTAATTAATACTCTTGTGAGGAATTAAAAATGTCTTTTTCACAATTTTCAGCACGGGTGCTACATCTGAAGTAAACTTTATCCCAGAGGTGTTTTCAAAACTCCTTCAGGCTAAGTTTTACAAGCAGTCTGTACTGCCCGCAATTTCAAACACTGACTACGAAGGCGAGATCTCTGGTCAAGGCGACAAGATCGTTGTAATCCGAACCGTACCCGCTGTAACGATCAACGACTACGCTGGTACTGTGTCACTACTCAAGAGCTGACTACTGCCAAGGTCGAGATGTTGATCGATAAGGCTAAGTACTACAGCTTCAAGGTAGACGACGTATTGGCAGCTCAGGCTGACATCAACATGCTCGAAGCTGCATCTACTGATGCTGCTGAAGGTATGCGTATTGCAGTTGAGACTGACGTAATGTCTTCTGTAACTGGTGCTACTACTATCGGTGCTCAGACTACAATTACTGCGGGCAACATCTTGGCGACATCTTGGGCTGTCTAAGACTCTGGATGACCTGAACATCCCAGAAGAAGGTCGATTCATCGTTTTACCTCCTCGATGATCAGCTTGCTCAAGCAGTCTGAGCTGCGTCAAGCGTACTTGACTGGCGACTCTACTTCTCCTCTGCGTAACGGTTGGTTGGAATGGTTGACCGCTTCAAGGTTTTCCAGAGCAACATGGTCTACACCCCAGCAGGGCGCAGACGCTGGCTACACCCACGTTCTTGCTGGTCACCCAAAGCGATGTCATTCGCGTCACAGTTCACTAACACTGAAACTGTCCGCCTTGAAAGTCACTTTCGGCGATCAGGTTCGTGGCTTGAAGGTGTACGGCTCTAAGGTCATTACTCCTGACGCATTGTGCGTTGGTAAGTGGACTTAAGATCGACTAATGATTGGGGGAGGTTTTCCTCCCCCTTTTTAGCGAGACATTATGAAAAAAGCTAACACGAAGAAAGACGAAGCTTTTTATTCAAGCCAAGGAGACTTTGGCGTGAAGCTGGATAGAAGGTTGACGTTGGCGCAGCTAGAAGAGCAGTTGCAGCAATTAGCTAAAAACAAGGCTAACCCACAGCCAGTCGAGAAAGAACTAGTCCCAAAGCGGGTTAAGAATGTGATTACCGGCAATGAATTCGAGTACAACCCGATATTCAAAAACAACCCCGATTTACAAATAATTGAGTGGGAGACTGACAATGGCGACAACAAAGGTAGTAGATATTTTAGATCGGGCTGCAATTATTCTTCAGGATAATACGAACGTCCGGTTTCCAAACGACGAGCTTTTAAAGTTCTTTAACGATGCACAAAAGGAAGTAGTACTTCACCGACCAGACGCGAAGATGGTTAACACCACTTATGCGTGTGTTGACGGCAGTAAGCAGACTCTCCCGAGCGCAGCGTTACGACTAATTGAAGTGGTAAGAAATGTGGGTGGTCGAGCCATCACGCAGGTACAGCGCCGCATCCTAGATGAGACTCTACCTAACTGGCACGAGACAACAGCAGGGACAAACAAGATCGAGCACTTTGTTTATGACCCCGCCGACCCCAAGAATTTTTACGTTTACCCTAAGGGTGCAAGCGGAACGCATTCTCTCGAGATTGTTTATAGCTCCGCTCCTCCTGAAATTTCAGTATCTAACTTCGCTACTGATGTTCAAGTGATTAGTCTGGATGACGTATACGCAAACTGTATATTGGACTATGTGCTGTACCGTTCATATCAGAAGGATTCTGAGTTCGCAGGAAACGCACAGCGAGCAATGATGCACTATCAAAGCTTTGCTAACGCTCTAGGGGTTAAGACTCAGGCTGATGGCGCTACAACGCCAGTGCCAAATACTCCTGATAGGAACGCTGGGAGAGCTTAATGAAATACTCAGACCTCAATGTTCACATCCGAACCGAAGTTCAGGGTTGCCCTGACTTCATCATAGAGCGTGCAGTTCGTGATTCAGCGATTGAATTCTGTCGTAGGACAGACGTTTACATCCCTGAGCCAGAGTTCGTTATTGTGATCGGCGGGGTCAACGAGTATTCCGTTACTATCCCAACCGGGACCGAGCTTAATCACATCATCGACATCTTTGATAACCATAGGGCGTTGCAGCCAATTAGTTATAACGAGCTGCTGCGCCGTCTTGGCGATGAAACAGAAAGGGGCAAGCCTGCATATTACTCACAGCGTGATAACGCAGAGTTTTTTGTGGCACCCATACCTAATGACAGCGACTCCATTCGAGTCGTTTATTCTGTAAAGCCGACTTCAACCAGTACCAGCATCCCCGACACTATCGGTAAAGAGTATCGAGAGGCTCTCGTTCATGGTGCGTTGTTTAGGCTGCAAATGATGGCTGGGCATCCGTTCACAAATCCCAACATGGCGTCGGTTAACAAGAACCTCTTCGAGCGTGAAGTGGGTCGCACTACCCGTCAAGTTAAGTATGGATTTTCTGGCGGCACGCTCACATGTAAAGCGAGGGCGTTTATCTAATGGCTTACATAACGACTATCGATCTTGTTCAGGGCGACCAGTTGCCCGAGATAGAGCTGACCTTAAAAGACTCTAACCAAGCCGCTGCGGGTCTAACTTTAGACACAGACGACCCGTCAACATTTGCGGCGCTTACTCTTTCTGGTGGCTCTGTAAGAATGCGTCTACGCAAGGTTGGCCAGACCGCATTGATTGACACGCTTGTTGGAACTATTACTGACGGCTCCGCCGGCAAGGTCACTTTTGTTTTTGACAGCGACACTCTAGATACAACAGGCGTCTTGGAGGGTGAAATAGAATTTACTGACTCCGGGAGCAGAACTCAAACTGTGGTTGATCTAATTAAGTTTAAAGTTAGATCACAATTCGGGTAAAGACATATGGCGATCCATGCCGAGGTTAGATTCCGAAGGCTGGTCGCGAGTGCTACAAGTCGAAAGATATACGTTCAAGCGTCTAAACGTACCTTTGCGGCAGTTGTCTCAGAGCGAAATCTATACTTAGATACCAGCTATCGAGCATTAGCCCCCGAAATCAGCTATAGAAGACTACATGCGGCGCCAAACTGGCGCAGCCTTTTCTTGCACGACGTTCACGTCAATCCAGAAAGAACTATCTACTTTTTTGCTGACCAGTTTTCTTTTGCAGATACACCGTTACTGTCTATAGAGCCCTCTTACACTGACTCTTTCGTGTTTTCTGACGATACATTCTTTGATATCGGCCGCTCTTTAAATGACCTAGAAGTATTGACGGATGCCGTTGTAAAGGCGATAGATAAAAACCCTACAGATGCATCTACCCTGACAGATGTTTTGTCGCATGTCATGGACTTCAGTCGACTCCATAGTGACGACGTCAGTGTTTTAGACAGTCAGGTTTTTGATGTCTCAAGCTTTGCAACTGATACATACACCACTATAGATGCCGCTGAATTTAGTATTGGCAGCTCTTTAATTGATAGTACGTCTCTATCTGAGACCTCCTTAATCAGCACGTCTAAAGTTTCTGAAGATACAGTCAGTGTTACTGAAAGTATCCAAACCAGTCCAAGCCTTAACAGACTTAACACTATAAGTGTTACCGAAGTACTCACAGCAACTAGAGATCCTTTTTCATTCGAGTTTACATTCGGCGATGGGTTCACCAACGTCTCTGGGTCTCCAGATGATCAGGTATCTTTTTCAGAAACGCAGTCATTTGACGTTGGGTTTGGTCTTCAAGACTTCTTTACCCTTGATGATTTCAACCAGATAGACAAAGAGGCAGGTGCCAACAAATCCAATGTTTACTCATTGCAAGACGAGCAAGCTCTGGCATTTGGAAAGCTTTCTGATGATTCCTTTGTTTTATCTGATTCGCCGGTCGCCTCAGTAAGCTCAGAAAAATCTGATACCTTTGCCATTGCTGAAGATGCGGACATTAGCGTTTCTAAAAGCAACACCGACTCCTATTCTTTGTCAGAATTCAGCCTAAGATCAGTTGGAAAGCTGTTACAAGACTCAACTAACCCCTTGACAGATAACGCGATTTTTGCATTTACCAAGAGCGCTTCTGAGAATATAATTGTAAATGAAGTGCAAGCTTTTTCTGTGTCCAAGCTTGCGCTAGATGGTTTAAACATATCGGACACACCCGTGCTGTCTCCACGGAAAGGTACTTCGGACAGTGTAACTATGGGTGACGTATTAGTTGCCCAAAGATTGGTAGCCAGCTCAGTCCTCAATAAAGGGGATTTGGGTTTCGTGCTACTAAACGCTGACTAAAGTGGAGACTCACAATGATCCAAGACGATCTTAAACTAAAGGGGCGGCTGGATATTGTCGTCACCTCTCAGGATGGTGTAATAAAGCAAAAAGAATCTGTTGAAAACTTAGTTGTTACAGCAGGTAAAAGCTTTGTCGCATCAAGAATGGCCGGAAGCTCTGCCAGTGTAATGAGCCACATGGCAATTGGAACCGACAATACAGCTGCCTCTGCAAGCGACACGGCCCTTGGGTCCGAATCCGCACGCTCCGCGCTAACCAGCACTACCGTAAATAATAACGACGTAGTCTACGTTGCCAGCTTTGCAGCTGGAGTTCCGTCGACCTCCGCAGTTATTACCGAGGCCGGAATATTTAACGCGAGCAGTAGCGGTACCATGCTTTGCCATACTGTATTTGGATCAATTTCAAAAGGTACTAGCGACAGTTTGACTATCACTTGGACGGTATCTGCCTCCTAAGTCATTGATCTAAAGAGGTTTATATATGGCTGTCAAGTTTGCCAACCTCGCCAGCACCACGCTCGCGAGTGCTACTACAAATTCTGCTACTTCAATAACGGTATCGGATGCTTCGTCGTTCCCCTCTCTTGGGGGGAGCGATTATTTCTACGCCTCTATTGGCGAAGGAGCTGCTTCGGAGATCGTTAAGGTAACAGGCGTTTCGTCTAATACACTTACTGCAACTAGGGGCCAAGATGGCACCACTGCGGTGGCGCATTCTTCCGGAACTGTAATAGCACTTCGTGTAGTCGCTGCGGCACTTGATGACATAGCCTCGCAAGCCCAAACAGCCGCCGACACCGAATCGGTCTCCATCGCTGGGGATACGATGACGGGTGGTCTGACTCTGGAGAGCACCTTGCTTTCCAAGGGACACAGTTCAGGCGACAACTGGATGCCGTACATAGACGGCAACTTCTACATCAGAGCGCCACTAACGACTTTTGACAATAACGTACGTTTTTCCGATGGGAGCGGGGTCTTAGAGGTTTCTGGTGATAACAGCGGCAATCATTATTTAGAGGCTGGCAGCGGGCAGATCCGCATTCGCCCAAATGGCACCACCACCAATAAGATTGTTCTAGATTCTGCGTACATTAACGCCCCCGCGTATCAGGTGGCTGGCACAACCGTCATCGACTCTGATCGCGAAGGCTCTTTTGCAACGCGCGCTTCATTCGGAGGTATTGACTCCGATGGCAACAATGCTGCCTCAGCCAACGAGCTGGTAGCTAGCGGTTATGGGTTGATGGGTAACCGTGCCACTCTGTATATAACCAACGCCAACGCTGAAGGCGTCATAAAATTTGGTATTGGTGGCGTTCACAACGCGACCGGTACTGTCGCATTAACAATCACAGACACTCAAATAGATGCAGGGTCAAGCACAATCAGTAGCGGACCCATAAACAGCGGCACAATCTCTAGTGGGGCTATTACAAGCACCGGTGCTATTACCGTTAATCAAAACGGGGACGCGCTAAATCTCAGATCAACGACTAACGCCCAGCCTGTACGAATCACATTTAGCTCAGACGTTCCAGCGGCTCAAATTGGCTACGTTGAATACGTCCACTCCGATGCTGATTCTTATGGGTCAGGCGAAGCATTAATTATAGGCGGCAACCAATCCAGCACAAGCATTCTTGCTGACGGCAAGCTGATGTTCCGAGATGGAATCTACAGCAAGCCAGCTTCGGGAACTGGCGCGGGAACATTGCTTATTAGCTCATCAGGCAATTTGACCAACATCGGCACAATCTCTAGCGGTTCCATTACTACCAGTGGCCTTTTAAATTTCACGGCGAACCCCGCCTACATTCGCAATGACCAAGACAACGCCGCTCAAATTATTATTAGCGTCAAAAACTCATCTGGCGTAGCTCAACAGGTTAGATGGGATGCGGCCAATAATACTGATGGAGCATTCCGTCCAGACGTTACTGATGCAAGCAACTTAGGTCTGACCAACCGTGTTTGGAAAACCCTGTACGTCAACAATATCCGCGTGGGTGCTGGCAATACTTTGTTTGCAGATGCGAGCCGCAATATTACAGCAGGCACTATCTCTAGTGGGGCTATCACTAGCACAGGCACCTCGACGTTTGGTGGGGTTCAAATTGGCGGCACTACTGTCATTAGCTCTAGCCGCAACCTAACCAACATCGGCACGATCACGTCATCTAGCGCAACTTTGGGCTCGGTAGCGGCAAGTGCAAACGTTGCATTACAAGTAAGTCCTGCAACTGGAAGTAATCAAAGCGGACTAAAAGTAACCAACACTGATGGCGGTGCGCATACTTGGCTTGGCTATTATGATGGAAACAACTACCTCACCGGAGATGCGGACGTATCTAATGGCGGTATAACTTATATTCGCTCTGAATCTGGAGGAGCGTACTCAAGTATTGCAAGCTTCTCTCCTACTAGCATAGTTTTCAATAAATCCATTACGAGTGGGGCTATCACTAGCACAGGCACAGGTACTTTCGACGAACTAACGTTAACAGGCGGGTACCGACAATCTCACGTTTACTGAGGCGAGCGGAGACTGGTCAATAACCAATGCACAACAAGGCAATGGTTTAAAAATTTATGACGGTGCAAGTGGCGTTGAAATTAATTATAACAACGCGCGGCTTGCTAGTTTTAGCGATACTGGTGTTCACATAGGCGACGCTGTGGCGGTAAATAGCTATGGCGAGCTTCAATTAAATCAAACTGCAAACAACGATGAGTCTGGAATAGCCGTTCTTGATTCAACGAACGCTCGGTCTATGCGGTTGTGGTGTGACACGACCACGGCCTATATCAATAGCGGTAACGGTGGCTCTGGCGACTTAAAATTTAATCAGGCGCTAACCGTTTCGGCTGCTGGTAATTTGTCAGGCGTGGGCACTGTTACCTCAAGCCACGCTCAAAACGATGGCTTTAAAATAACAGCTACAGATAGCACTGCTAACGCCGCTTTCAGCGCAATGAAGCTTGATTACAATTTATCAGGGACTGATGCGTGTACTACAGATAGAAATCATATTGGAATTCATCTAGACATTGACTCATCTGCAAGTGGCGGTCTGACAAATCACGAGCATAGAATTTATGGAATATTTGGCGATGTAAGGGCTAGCGGCGACTCTGATCTCGTTTGGGGGGCTCAATTTAATGCGCGCGTAGATGATTTTGGAGCTGGTAACCAAATTACCCAGATGGGAGGTGTATACGGGCAAAGTAACGCACACAATGCGGATGGCATAGTCGCCACGAACTATGGCTCGTATGGCTATGGTTTAAATAACAGCAGTGGCACAGGGCAAGTAAGTAATACTCGAGGCGCTACCAATCTTGCCTATGCTGCAAGCACCTCTACTTATAACGGCGCGACATATATTGGCAGCCATAATATGGCTCAAGTTAGCGCTGCTCAAACAGCTAATATAAGTCAAGTTGTCGGAGTTTGGGGTGAAGTACAGTTCGATAACGACGCAGCCGCAGACCACGACGTAACAGTCCTCAATGCGTTTGTTTTTCGTGCTGAGTACGATGAAAATGACAGTGACGATTCGTACACCGTAAACACTGGGTATTTGTACTACGGAAACTACGCAGGCACGCAACCCACTACCGCCTATGGCGTGTACATTGCTGACGGCGTTCGTAACTACTTTGGAGGCTCTTTGACCGCCGGTCTGGGGTCAACAACCACAGCGTCGTATGGTTTTAATGGCGACATCAATACAGGGATGTACGCGCCAGCAAACCACGAAGTAGCATTTCTGTCTAATGGGCAGCAGAAGCTAAGAGTTTCAGGATCAGGCGTTGACGTAACTGGCGCTATTACTACCAGTGGGCGAATAGACATAGTCACAAACGGAACTGTGAGCGAACCTTACGCAGCATTTGGAGTCACCCAAACCTCATCGACTAGTTCCGCAGGACTTTTTCTTGACGCCGCTGGTGGCAGAAAGTATGAAATACAGTCAAACGCTGGGAATGAATTAATTTTTTACGACAGAGACAGCTCTGCTTACCGCTTACGGATAATGGCGAACGGTAATTTGAAGATTGAAAGCGGTAATCTTCAGATGTCAGGAACTACCGTTATCGATTCTAGCCGCAACCTAACGAACATTGGAACCATCTCTAGTGGTGCTATTACAGCAAGAGCCAATGGAGGAGCTTTAAAAGTATACTCCGCTACTACACAAGCAGGAGCAAGAGTTGAGTTTAGCGATTTATTGCCAAATGAAACTCAAAAAGGTTATCTAACTTATTACCATGCAGATTCCGCATCTTATGGAGCAGGGAATTCGTTTGTTTTTAGTGGCACAGAAAGCAGTTTAAGTGTATTTGTTGACGGGCAGGTGTTATCTAAAAATGGTTTTTATATAGGACCAGCAAGCGGCACCGGCGCAGGAACGCAGGTTATTGATAGCAGTCGCAACCTAACCAATATTGGCACAATCTCCTCCGGCGGTATTACAACTATCGGTGCAAGTGTATTCAACGGCACCAGCGCAACTGACCCTGATGCAACTTCAAGAACGCGCTATCCTGCGGCAAATATGTTTACACATACAAGTCAAGCCAATGGCGTTTCTATTATTGGCGGTCAAGGTAGTTATACAGGGTGTAGCTTAACCATAGGTGAAGAGACGGGTCGTTCAGCCAATTTTAAGTTTATCAAAGGAATATCTGATACCAATGGGGCGCAGGGTGAAGAGTTCTCTATAGATGGCTTAGGTAACGCAACCTTCGCAGGAACCATCTCTAGTGGGGCTATTACAAGCAGTGCTAAATCAACCTTTTCAGGTGGTCTTGATACAAACAACAGCCAATATCGCGTCAAAATCAGCCCGTGGACAGGAACGACTTACGGCTATGGCATGAAAAGCGGCATGACGTTTGGAGGTCTGGCGAACAACTATGCACTGACGTTCCAAATGAACTCTTCTACAGGTCGCGGGTTCTGGTGGGGGCAGGATGCCCATAGCGATGCTCAAGGTGCTATGGCTCTTACCAATGACGGCAAGCTAACAGTAAGTCACTCTTTGCGTCTTGGACATGGAGTCAGTGACACCACAACCCCCGGAGCGACTCATGCTTTAGATGTGAGCGGGTCTATTGCTAGCACTGGCGCTGTTCAAGGCAGTAGATTTGCCGATGCTTCAAACCCCACCAATTACTTTGTTCATCCAGCCTCGGTCAGTTATGTCCATGAAATACGTGTGGATGACTATATTCGCCACAATGGCGACACGAACACACATATGTTGTTCACTGCCGATAGAATTAAGCTCACCGCTGGAAACATTCTCATGCTCGACTGCGTTGAGGGTGGAACAGACTACATTGACATTATTAATCGGGTTCGTGTTACGGCTGGTGGTGATTTGGAGTGCGAAGGAAATATAACGGCCTACACAACAACCAGTATTTCGGACATCAACCAAAAAGAAAATATCCAGCAAATTAGCGACCCCATTGAAAAGGTTAAGCAAATCTCTGGCTATACATTCGACTGGAAGAACTCAGGCGAGCATTCAGGCGGCGTAATAGCTCAAGAGGTCGAGCAAATCATGCCAGACGTGGTCAAAGAGGTAAGTATCCGCGACGGCGATGAAATGAAGGCAGTGGATTACCAAGCCATAATCGGGCTATTGGTTGAGACTGTTAAAGACTTAAACAAACGGATAGAGGATTTAGAAAATGGCAATAACTAACACACGTACAGTCCAACGTTGCGAAGTGTACCCAGCAATGAGTGCCGACGATCATGCAACTATGATGGTGGTATACACGCATACCTTTGACGACACAGATGACGCAGAGCTTCCAGTCACCACAGATAAGATTGCCAACTTGACGCGCTACGTTGTGACTATGGCTGACGATGGTACAGAAACTTCTACGGCTACAGACATGACCAGTCACGACCAGATGGTTCAAGACATTGCGGCGGCTGTTTGGACTGACTAATGGCTCTTCAAACCTCGGGTGCTATTAGTCTCAACCAGATTCACATCGAAGCCGGTGGGACTAGTGGCACCACAGTTTCTTTGAATGATGCTGACATCAGAGGTTTGACCCCCGCTAGCGGAAAAACGATTAGCACTGTGTCGGGTTCGGCGATTGACTTTGCTGACTTTTATGGCGCGTCAGATGTTCTTAATCTGTTTAACTCCTTCAGCTATGCTGCGGAACGAGCGGATCAAACAGACAGGTCACTTACTCAAGTTTCGGCTGCCTCTAGTAGCTATTTCGCAAGCGTCATCGGCACACTAGGTTTTAGACTCAGGTTAGACAGTAATGTTTTACATTTTGAGGTCAAGAGAATAGCTGGCTCAAGTGCCGTTCGATATGACGGGAATACATCTGGAGTGCAAGACGGGACGACTACATTAGTCAGCACCTCTTATGTGTCCCTCGGCACCCTTTCGGTTCCTTCTCCTGTAGATGTAAAGGTTGATTGGGCTTACTTTATATCAGGGACAGGGGGTACAGGGTCTATCAATGGCAACACCGCTGGTACGGGCGCAACATATTCGCTGTCAGATAACACTTTTCAAACCTTAACGAACGGTCAATCTGCTGGATTTATGACAACCGCCAGTAACTCACGTGGTTATTCTGGAAGCCAGTCAAGATATTTAACGATCACTCAGATGAAACTGTCGCTACAAAAAACAGGGTACACAACAGCCGAGGTCGCAGATTTTGACGCCTTCATCACAGCTATTGCTCAAGTTACTAGCGGCGGCGGCGGTGGCGGTGGCGGGTTTGAACCATGATCATCAATATTTTTAATACGGAACTAACAGCCGTTCGTGACGACAGCGGTATTACGGTAGCGGTTGAGGTAGTCACTAGCCGCTATTCTCAAGAACCGACACCAGCTGGTGATCCCGTTGAGACTACTGATGAGCATGGAATTACAAGTCTAGTTCAGCCTGTTGAATACCTTGATGAACACATAATTGAGTCTGATGCGTTTACATATAGCGTGCCGTCAGAAGATCAAGCGGAGGGGAAGATAGCCAGTGATTACTGGGCTGATATAGAGAGCCAAAGCTCGTACACAAGATTTATCGGAAATGATTGACCCTATCACCGCCATCGCTGGAGCCACCAAGGCTTTCACGCTCGTAAAAGCTATGGTGGAAGTGGGGAAGTCTGCTGAAGATACTATGATGCAGATCGGAGTATGGTACGGGCACGCCTCAGATGTGCTTTATGCTGACAAAAAAGCTAAGAACATCAGCCCGTTCAGGCGAGTGGTGTTTAGAAGAAGCGCGCAGCAAGAGGCTATTCAAGCTTTTGCAGCTAAGAAAAAACTGGAGAGTCAGCAGCGTGAGCTGATATCTATGATTAATCTTGTTTACGGAGCACAAGGGTTACAGGAGTTCCGTGAGATACGAAAGCAAATAATTCAAGAGCGGGAAGATACGGTGTATCGGCAGCAAGAAATGAAGGAGGCTATGGTTAACAGCTTTTCAATAATGGTTCTTGTCGCCGTTCTATCTGGTCTGCTGATGTTTATGTTCTCATAATTAGTGAACAAACCTTGCCAGTGATATATTGGCACTACAAATCAACTGCACGGACAGCATAACTACGGAGAGGATCATGAGTATTCTCGGTTCTGTGCTGGGCAGTCTGGGCGGAAAAGTTGTTGAGGCAATTGATAGCCGCGGCCAACGAAAGCACGAGCAATCAGTTCAAAAGATTGAGCTAGAAAAGCTACGACACACAAAGCAAATCGAAATGATCCAGCAGGGTCAGCAGATGGACAATGCGTGGGAGCTTCAGCAAATCAAAAACTCAGGATGGAAGGACGAATTTGTTCTTCTACTTCTCAGCATACCTCTCGTTATGTCTTTCATTCCCCAGATGCAGCCTTATGTTGTCGATGGCTTTGTGGCCCTATCAACAACGCCCGATTGGTATCAGTGGCTGATTTTATCTGTATTTGCTGCGATCTATGGAATCCGTATCTGGAGGCGCAAATGACAGGTTTTAGACTCAGGACGTTTGGCGGTAAAGCACCAAAGGTTTTTGCTAGATTGCTACCGGAGGACATGGCGCAAACAGCAACTAATGTACGTTTAGACTCTGGCCGATTAGAGCCTTGGAAAGGTAATGCGTCTGCGACAATCACCCCTGTTGGTTCTTATGGTATTACTGGTTCAACTAAGACGCTATTTAAATTCAACTCTTCCATATGGATTGGCAGCCATTCTGTCTTGGACATTGTCCGCTCTCCTCTGGCTGAAGATTCTCATGAGCGCATTTATATTTCTGGTATAGGTGGGAGTACTGGCTATCCAAGGATGACAACCAGCGCAATTATTGGGAACAACACTTACTATCGCTTAGGTATACCAAAACCAAATAACATAACCACTGTTGCAACTGATGTTGCGACCGCGAAAACAGACGAAGAAATACCTCAGTCTAGAGCATACGTTTTCACGTACGTTTCTGCGTACGGAGAAGAAGGTCAGCCTTGCGATGCTTTAGCGAGTCAAGTAATCGCCGTTTACAGTGACCAGAATGTGGTTGTAACTTTCCCTACAAACATCACCGGTAATCACAATCTAACAAAGAAGCGCCTTTACCGCACCGACGCCAGCGGCACGCTTCGATTTGTTGCTGACGTCACACTAGCGACAGCTTCTTACACCGATTCAAAAACAGACTCGCAACTAGGCGAGGCAATCACCTCTTCAAACTTTGATCCTCCGCCAGATGATATTTCAGCGGACCATCCTGACGGCCCTCTTCTCGGTCTCACTGCTATGCCTAATGGCGTTTTTGCAGGATTCTCTGGACGAACAGTCTGCTTTAGTGAAGCTTACTTGCCTCATGCTTTCCCAGATGAGTATAAGCTGGGTGTGAAGTCTGACATCGTGGCGCTTGCTCCTATGCAGACAGGCTTGTTGATCTTAACAGCAGAAAAGCCTTACATGGCCTCAGGCTTAGACCCTGCATCTGTTGCTCTTACGGAAATAGACTCGACGCTATCATGCGTTGCAGGCCGCTCAGTTGTAGACATGGGGTCGTCTATTATGTATGCCAGTCCTGACGGATTAGTGATGGCTACAGACAACGGGTTACGACTAGTCACTGAGGATCTGCTTACTAGGGATCAGTGGCAGGCACTTGTCCCCTCTTCTATTGTGGGGTTTATGTGGGAAGGCCATTACATTGGGTTCTACAACACCGGCTCTGATCAGAAAGGATTTATTTTTGATCCGCGGGGAGAAAAAAATTCCCTCACCGACCTAGACTTTTATGCTACCGCAGGCTTCAACGACCTAGAAGAAGATGAGTTATACCTAGTAGTAGGTGGAGCGGTTAAGAAGTTTGCGGCTGGAAGTGCTCTTGCCTATACGTGGAAGTCCAAAAAGTTTTATAACAGCAGGCCCATAAACCCCGGCGTCGCTAAGGTACAGGCAGACAGCTATGGGTCTGGCATTACCTTTAAGCTCTATGCGGATGGGACATTGCAGCACACTCAAGTGGTGACCAGCGACGAACTGTTCCGACTTCCTTCAGGATACAAAGCAAAAGAGTTTGAGGTAGAGCTGACTGGATCTGATGCCATCAACGAGGTTTGTGTGTACGAATCGGCTGGAGAAATAAATGGCTAAAAAGAAGGCCGTGATGGCCGTCCCTCCGAGCTGGGGGGCACAAGATAAGCGCTTTGGCGAGACTGTAAAGGAAGGTCTTGACGTGTTACTTGGTCATCGAGGACGGCCTCTTGAGCGGGCGGTTACTTTTCAGGATTTGCTAGACACCAACGTCCTAAAGCTTGCCGGCAACATCTCGCTTTCTACAGTCATCGATTCACCATCAAGCTTTGAGCCTGTAAGTGATGACACTGGAGTACAGCAGCCCCCTGCTCCGACAAGCCTCGTGGCTTCCGGTGCCTTCCAAAACATCATCTTGACGTGGGATTTGAGATACTACGTAGGACATGCCTTTGTTGAGGTGTTCCGTCACACAAGCGACAGCATTTCTGATGCAACGCTCTTGGCGCGTGTATCTGGGTTTACTGGCATCTTTTCGGACCCGGTTGGAACCGGTGCGAGCTTTTACTATTGGGTAAGAGCTGTAAACATTCTGGATGATATCGGCCCGTTCAATAGCTCCATAGGTGTTAACGGAACTACGCAGCCAGACGTTGAATTAATCCTAGAACTCCTTGAGGAGCAGATCACTTCGAGCGAGCTAGCTCTGAGTTTGGCAACTCCGATTGGGCAAATCGACACAATTAACGCTCTGACCACGTCACTCGAAACATATACTGGCTTCATAGAATCCTATACCGGTGACAACCTAGTTACTCGGATAGGTAGCATCGACACTTCGGTGGGCACAATTAATACCGCCATTGCAACGATCAATACCTCTCTCGGCACTCTAAATACAGCGACGAGCAATCTGCAAACGTCGCTATCAGATCTGTCAGCAAATACGGCAGACGTCTACATATCACAGACTCAGCCAGTCGGCACTGCTAACGATCCAATCGCGGATAACTCGCGTTGGTATGACACGTCAGATAACAACACCTTACACATTTACTTTGATGGAGACGGTGACGGAGATAAAGAGTGGGTTAGCATTGAAGACCCCCGGATCGGTGACAGCGAAAGCGCAATAAGCACTTTAAATTCCGCTGTTTTTAACGCTGACAACTCCTTAAAGCTTGCAACCTCTACCGCACTAGGTGCAACAAATACTACGGTTACTAACATCAACGGGACTGTGAGCAGTCTTTCAAGCGCGGTCACATCTCTACAGGGCGTTGTTTTTAATAGCGAAGATCAAGTGGTAGTTGCGACGACGGAAGCCCTCACTGCTCTTACTAATGATGTTACTGCGATCTATGACGGGGACGGGGAGCCCAGCTTAATAACAACAGTGCAATCGTCTGTCACAGACCTTAATGCTGCCGTCTTTGACGGTAATAATGTCAAGCTCGCTGAGACGAGTGTTACCGACACGCTAACTAGCTCAGTTACAACTCAAGGTGAGTCCATAGGAACTCTTCAGGGGCAAGTTACATCACTTAACGCGCAAGTATTTGATGATGAAAGTCAGCTTGCACTCGCAACAACTTCAACCGTGTCTGGTCTGACAGACAGGATAGAAGTAAATGAAGACGATATCGGAACCGCTCAAGGTCAGATTACGACCCTTAATTCTGCCGTCTTTGACGGTAACGGTCTAAAGCTCGCCGAGACATCTGCGGTTGATACGCTGACTCAGGAAGTTGAGGCTATCTATAACGGAACAGAAAACCCAAGCCTTGTAAAAACAATACAAACAAGTGTTACCGACCTTAACGCTGCTGTCTTTGATGGTGATGATGTAAAGCTCGCCGAGACATCTGCGCTTGATGCGCTGACTCAAGAAGTTGAGGCTATCTATGACGGAACAGAAAACCCAAGCCTTGTAAAAACGATACAGACGAGCGTTACCAGTCTTAATTCTGCTGTCTTTGACGAAAACGGCCCAAAGCTCGCCGAGACATCTGTGCTTAATGCGCTGACTCAGGAAGTTGAGGCTATCTATGACGGAACAGAAAACCCAAGCCTTGTAAAAACGATACAGGCGAGCGTTACCAGTCTTAATTCTGCCGTCTTTGACGGTAATAATGTCAAGCTCGCCGAGACGAGTGTTACCGACGGAATAAGCAGCACGGTAGAGACTCAAGGTGAGTCCATAGAAACGATACAGGGGCTTGTTACCAGCCTTAATTCCGAGGTGTTTGATGAGCAAGACCAACTTAAGCTTGCTCAGGGATCAGCTCTAGAAACCCTGACCAATCAGGTCTCCGCCATTTATGACCCGAATTCGAATACCACTGTGATTGGCACTGTTCAGGCCGACATAACGACTCTTAACGGCGCGATATTTGATTCAAGTAACCAAGTTAAGTTAGCAAGCTCGACCGCAGTTTCGGCTCTAACCAATGAGGTTTGGGGTGACGGAGTAAACCCTACCAGCGCAACGTCGTCTCGGATTGACGTGCTTAACTCAAGCCTCTTTGACAATGACACGGGATTAGAGGCTGTTGGTAATGCAGTTGACTTTGTAACAACAGAGGTTTTTCCAAATGGCGTCGCTAGCAGTAGCGCAATCACAAATCTTAACGCGGCAGTATTTGACGATAATAATAACGTAAAACTTGCTTCGTCCGATGCTATAGCTGTTCTGAACACTGAAGTATTTGGTCCAAACAGTGCTTCAGCAAGCCGAATAGATGCGTTGTTTACCGAGGTGTTTGTTCCGGGCGGTAGTCGACTAGCGACAGCTAGTGCATTGGAAACACTAGATGCCACTGTCAATGGTGACGGGGCAATAGCCGATAAGGTTTCTAACATTGCCGCGTCGATGTTTGTTAATGGAGACACCGAGGGAGATCTTAATTTAGCTTCGGCCGCAGCCATGGAAACGGTCACAGCCGAGGTGTTCCCTGACGGTACAAGCAATGCGTCTAGCATTGAGCAAATATCATCGGCAGTATTTGACGATCAAGGAGATTTAAAACTTGCTTCGGCCGATGTTTTGAGGACCATTCAAACTGAGGTGTTCCCTAACGGAACTGCAAGCGCCTCTTCGGTTGACACGGTTCAGGCTACAGTTGACGGGCAAGCGTCTTCTATTGAAACATTGCAAACGGTAGTCGGTGATGAAAACGGCGGCCTCTCTAGCCAGTACACAGTAAAGCTGGACAATGCCGGTCACGTATCTGGGTTTGGCCTGTCAAATACAGTCAATAACGGAACGCCAACGTCTGCATTCATTATTCGGGCAGATAGGTTTGCAATCGTAAATCCGAGCGCAAGCAGTCAACAAACAAACAGCCCCGGCAACACCAGCAGCCTAATCGTTCCCTTTGTGGTTCAGTCTAACGCTACAGAAATTAACGGTGAGCAAGTCCCTGCCGGCGTCTACATGGACACCGGGTTCCTTAAGAATGGCTCGATTACAAATGCGTTTATAGGTGAAGCAGCGATCGACGACGCGAAGATCGCTAACATTGACGCTGGAAAAATCAATGCGGGAACAATAAGCACCTCTCGTCTAAATATCGATTCCACTACCTTGACGTCTGGGCCGAACGGAGAGTTGCAAGTAGGCAGCATTAATGCCAACGCGATTACAGCCGGGGCAATAGGCGCCAACGTAATGGTTGGTACAGAGGTTTATGCTGATAATTTGATTGGCGACGTTGCTGTTCTGCTGCCTTTTAGGTCAACGCAAACTATTGCGTTTAGGGGTAACACTGCCACAGGTGGCGGCACGAAACAGGTGATCACGCAGCAGCTATCAAGCACGACACACCAAACCAACGGCCACAAGCCTTTTGCGTCAATCACTGGTTGGTATGACTCGACGGCAAACAAGACCTATAGATTTCGGCTGTACATGCAAGATCTGGATGCCGGAAACGAATCCTTGGGAGGAGTGGTCAGCGTCTTTAATCAGTACGGAACATACGTTGCAAGCTTTTATGGCAACAAAACCAACTTGGTTACAGTTGGTCAGACAATCATTGCGACAGGGAAATCTCACACAGTAACAAGTGTGAATTATCAGTCATCCAGCAACAAGACTAATGTTCAGTACACGCTAGTTTCAGGATCTGCGTTTATTGTAAGCAATACCGTTACAGCTACATCTACCAGCGCATATCAATTAGTCGGTGAAACTCGATTCAAGGCCAACACGAATCTTTACGCTCAATTTGCAGTGAGCGGTTCTTTATCAAGCAAAACACTAGGCGCAGTAAACATGAAGCTGGAGGTAACGCGAACAGGATCATCCGGCATTAATGACAGTGATAATTCAACTGCAAGCGACTATATCCACGAAGTCTCCGGTTTTATTATGGGAGCAAGATAATGCAGATGTATGTTCAGTGGGATCAAGAAAATGAAACCATTTTATTTGGACCGCAAGGAATTAAAGGCGAAGGCGATAACTGGTATCCGTACAATGAAATCGGTGAGATCGAAAATCCTAGAACTCAATTCCGACGCTACGTTTACGCAGAAGAGGTAGAGACTGTTTTTGGGATAGCTGAAGGATCTACAGATCAAACGTGGTTTCAGTCTCGGCACTCTGGTTATGGCGGCTTAGAAGATCAGCTCGATATGCTGTGGCATGACATACATTCGGGAACTCTCGACAAAACAGGCACCTTTTACAACTTCATCAAGGCGGTTAAGGACGCCAATCCAAAGCCGGAAGATTTGCTTTAGAACACCTTAATAGTTGATTTCTTTAGATTTTTATGTATTGGTGATATAAAATGGCGTTAGAGTTTGCTGACATCCGAGAGCATTGGGATGTTGTTCAAACTGGTCTGCTGGCTATCCACGAAGATGTGGCCCCAGATTGGAGACCAGAAGACGTTTACGCTTCATGTGTAAACGGTGATAGCTACCTTATGGTAGACCCCGCACGGACGACTACTGGGTTTTGCGTACTTCAAAGCGTTCCGATTCCATTTCGGAAAGCTAACAAGTTGCTGATCTGGATAGCATACGACCCTATTCCAGAAAGCGCAGCTGTTTACGCTGAAGAACTTGAAACCTTAGCCCGCAACACAGGGCATCAATCGATTGAGATTTGGACTCCCCATGAGGGGTTGGTCAACCTAGCAAAAGGCTTTGGTTACCAGTGCAAATACAGTGTAGTTAATAAACGATTATAGGTGAGATATGAGCGGCGGCGGAAGCGGAAAGATAGATGAGATGGAGAGCAAGAAGGCGCTCGCAGAACAGGCGGCGATATCACTTCAGCGCTACGGAGAAGTCTTTGTTCCCTTAGAAAACTCTTACATCCAAAGCACTCTAAATCAATTTGGCGATCAAGCATATCAGGGCAGCATGGGCCGTGCGGCCACTCAAGCAACCGGTGTTTACGAAGCCGGTATTGGTGACATGCAGAACGCTGCCGTAATGAATCGCGGTTTAGATCCTTCGATGGGTGCGTTCCAAGAAGAGTCAGCGGCATTGAGAACGGCTCAAGCTAGAGGTGTTGGTCAGGCTATGAGTGATGCGGGTCTAACCAACACTGATCAGGCTTATCAAGGGCTATCCAACATCGTAAAGATGGGCCAAGGACTTGCCACTGACAGTATGGCCGGACAGATGGATCTTGCTCAAAATCAGGCCGATAGAGTAAGCGCTCAAGCTCAGCAAGACTTTGGCGCATCTAGCAGTCTTCGCAACTTGGCTGGAACAGTTACGGGCGCAGGCGCTGGTACTGCATTTGGTCTTAGAAATAATTACGGAGGTTAGTTATGTTTCGAGATTATTTAGATCAGTTGTATCAGTCTGGCAACCCTAGCTTCCAGAATGTTCAGGACTTCTTTTTCCCCAATCCGGATTCTGCCTACCGTGGCGCTCCAACGTATGCCGGTGGAACAAGCAACCCGTATGCGCAAATCAACCCATACCAATACTCAGGAATGGACCCTAAAGAAAATCCCGGCGACAAGCTTTTTGCTGACCTTATTAGAGCGCAAACACAAGACTATATGACGCGCTTTGCCCCGATTGAGAATTTTTTAGCAAGTGAGATTACTGCGACTGGAACAAAAGCCTTAGAGGGAGACCTCCAGCGGACGAGGGACGCAGTGGCAACCTCCTCTGCCAATGTTCAGGGAACAATGAACAGAGATGCAGCGCGTTACGGCGTGGATGCACAGCAACTAGATAACAATGCAATGACTTCAGCTTTGGTTGGCGGTCTCAATGCAACGAGGTTGCGTGACTCTGATCGCAGGCTGGCGCTTTTAAGTGGTATGGGTGGAATTACATCTAAAGCACAACAGGTGGGTAGATAAATGAGCATTATTGGCACCGGATTTGGCTTGCGTCGCCGAGCGCAAGAAGGCATGTCGGCAGTTGCAAAGCTTGAGGCGCAGGAAAATCAGCAGCGCATGGGCCTCGATCAGGCCAGACAGGCTCAGAAGATGCAAATGTACGGAAGCTTTGCGGTATCGGCGCATCAGTCGGGACTCCAAAAGCTATTGCTGCATATAACGCTGCAAAACCCGCAGGAGCAGAAGCTGTTAAGACACTTGCAACCCAGCAAGCAAGCAACAACGCGATTGTTCAGCAAGGGCTACAAACTCAAATTGACAATGTGATTGGTGAGCAGCTGGGTCAAAAAATTGCCGAACAGACGGCCGGGCAAGTTGGCGGAGCGGCAGGAGGTGCAGCAGGCGGAGCGGCAGGTGGTGCAGCAGGCGGAGCGGCAGGTGGTGCAGCAGGTGGCGCAGCAGGCGGAGCGGCAGGTGGTGCAGCAGGTGGCGCAGCAGGAGGTGCAGCCGCAGGCGGAGCAGCTGGCGGAGCAGCAGGAGCTGGAGCTGGAGCAGCCGCAGGCGGAGCAGCAGGCGGAGCAGCTGGCGGAGCAGCAGGTGGCGCAGCTGGAGCTGGAGCAGCAGGAGCAGCAGGAGCAGGAGCAAGTGGCGGATCAGCTCTTATGGCTGGTGTCGGTGCGCTTGCCGCACCAGTGGCGATAGGTCTTGGCGTTGCGTTCTTGCTCAACAAGTTATTCGATTAAGGGGGAAGCATGGCAGTTAATTACGATGGGTTCGCACAGGGCTTCCAAGGTGGTTTTGGTCTCATGCAAGGCGCAATCAATGATCAGCGCCAAACTGAATTAGAGCAAAGCAGGCTAGATGAGACTAAGCGCCAGAACAATCTTAGCTATGACCTAAAGCAAAGACAGCTTGGCATTGAACAGCAGCTCGCTGATGTAAGAAAACTGCTTGGAACATCTCAAGCGGCAAACGTTGACGCGGACACGCTAGAAATTGCAGATAACGCTGCGGCAACCCGGGAGTTACAAGGATCCCAAGCCGATAACCTTGACGGAAGAACGGCCGAGATACCGGCGGACTCTCTCTCCAAACGAACCTTACAAGGGGCGCAAGCCGATCAGATCGTCGCAGAAACTAAAGAGATCCCAGCGAACGCTAAATCGAAACGAGACTTACAGGGCTCTCAAGCCGATAACATTGACGCAGATACAGAAGTAACAACAGAAACGGGCGTCGCCGATGCCCAGTCGCAAATTGCCCTCAGAGAATCTCAAGGGGGAAAACTTGATGCGGACGCTGCATCAGTCACCCAAGCCACTGAGATTGCAGGAAGAATAGATACACAGGTTCAGGGTGCCGAAGCAATGACCCAGATGATGGGCATGGCTGAAGACGTTATTAATGGAAACGCAACTCCGGACCAGTTTTCACAGCTTCTTGAACTCAACAAAGACACAATCACAGAAGCTGGTCTTGTTTTTAATCCGTCGTTTGATATCAGCCTTGAGAGCTTTAAATCAGATTTAGATAACGGGAATTATGAGGGATCTTCCGGCGTTGACCTTCTTAATGCCGTGGCCAAGTCATCAAATCAATTCAACATCGGCGCAATGGTTGACGAGACGTTTGTGAATGCGCCAGAAGAAATGAGATCCGGGGGTTACAAGGTTGTCTCCTCTGAGTTTATCGACTTTAGAGAGGTTGAGGGAGGAGTTACAGGGACAGTGTTAAACGTCGTTGAGGATACTCAAGGCAATCAGTTCATGTATACCTCTCCCAACACGGCGGGCAGAAATACCTCTGACGGAGCCCCTTTAGTACTTGCTGTTGATGATCTTATGGCGGGCTTGGGTGCTGTAACTAAAATGCGAAATGATATGGGGGGTATGAAAGCTCAGATGAAAGAAGCGGCCCAGATCGCTAAGTATGGGAAAGGACCGGAAGGTCAAAATAAATTCATGGCTGAAGTGCAAGACGAAGTTAATCGTTACGATGCAATTGCGACGGCAGACGGTACCCCGCCCTTCTCCCATTCCCAACATGACCATGCAGCAGTTTGTAGACAACCCAACAATCATGAATGACTTTATTGAAGTTGAAATCTTATTTGACTACGAGTCTCAGACCTTCGGTAAAGACAACTACATGATGCTTATGGAGGCCACTCGACAAACCAAAGAGGCAAAAGAAATTCAGACCGCCTTGGGACAAACGGTGCCTTTAACTCCAAAAGAGCTACAAGAAATACAGGTCATTAGAAGCGACTCCAGACCCAAAGCAGAAGCTATGCGTCTGCAACGTAAGGTATTAGAAAGAATTGCGAATAGGCGAAGAGAAAACGATATCGATATTGACTCGACCTCGAGAAGAGGATCACCAGTTGTAGTCACGCCTAAAGGCGGAATTGTCGCAGCGCCATACGTTTATGGCAACTAGGAGCGAAATAAATGCCAAGTTTACAAGAGGCACTAGGCTATTCTCCAATTTCATCTCGCCGGAAAAGACAATCAGACAAGCGGGATGATTTAAACCCGCTTCAGAACTTCACCGCTGGAGTCTCCGCTGGTATTGATCAAACACTGGGGCTGGCTGGTGGCCTTAAAGCTTGGTATGGAGAGACCATTGGTGACGACGATATGGTCACTGAAGGTCTTGCCTACTATCAAGAAAAAATGCAGGAGGCATCAGAGAGTCGTGGCGACGTAATGTCCTACGAGGACATTGAAGGCATTGGTGACTTCGCTGACTATGCCGCTTATATGGTTGGAAACCTTCTTCCAACTATAGGATCTGTTGTCGGAACAGGTGGCCTTGCTGGAGCCGCTGGCCAGATTGGTGGGCGCTCTGCGGTAAATTATCAGGTTAAAAAGAAAGCAAAAGAAGCTGTAGATAAGAGAGTCAAGAACACCGCTCAAAAGCTCGATAAAGATGCAATGGTTAAAAACTACGCGTCCAATCTAAAAGGTAGGTCGGCAGTCAAAGGACTGTCAGACAAAGCCGCCTCTCGTGCTGGCTCTCTTGGTCAGACTATTGGCGGCGTTGGTGGAAGTATTGGTCTGTCGACAGGAGATACCTTTGCCGCCATCTATCAAGAGACCGGAGAGCTGCAAGCTGGAACGGCTTTAGGTGCTGGAATTATTTCTGGTAGCTTGGATGCCTTAACAGGAATGAGAGCCCTGAAGCGTGTTCTTCCGGCTGACAAGTTTAAAAAAGCTCGAGATGAGGTAGGCGAAAAGGTTATTAAGCAGCGCAAGATTGGCCAAAGAATGCTGGAGGAGGGATTAAAAAGCTCCGGCATCGAAGGTGTTACTGAGGCGATGCAGGAATTTGTTCAGGAAACAGCAGTTAAGTTAGTGGACAATGATTACTCTTCGCTGTCTGACGCAATGTACGAGGCCGTGGCACAAGAAGGCGCCAAGTCACTATATATAAATTCAGCATTGGCTGGAGCGTTAGGCGGCTTTGTTATTGGTGGCGCCAGTGGCATTAAGTCAGACCCGGCCCCGACAAAAGTGCAAGAACCTCCATCAGAAGATGGCCCGGAAATAGCTCCGGTATCTGACGAGCCAAGCGGCCCGATCATTCCGCAAGATCTACAGATCGAGCGCAATCTAAGAGCGCGAGAAGAAGCTCGCAGAATTATGATGGAAGCTCAGCAAGAGTTGGATCTTGGCGAGCCCGTGGTTGCTAACGAACCACGAGAGACGGTCACGGACTTGATCGGACAAGAAGTAAGTTATGGCGATGCAACTGGAATACTGACTGAAAGAGATGAGGGCGTTTTTGTCGTTACTCCAGACGAAGATGTCTTTGTAGAGTCAGGACAAAACAGAGGCCTAGCCGCTGATAGCCTAGGAATAACAAGGTCTAACGCGCCACAAGATCTTGAGTTTGAGAACGAGGTGGAGTTTGACACTGCCACCTCTGAATTTTTTGTGCGCGGGAAAAAATATCAATACACCAAATCCAACACCAACGATCAAGGTGAGGTTATCTCTGTTACTGCTATAGGGGATAACGGTCAAGAGGTTACCTTCCGTAACAGGGAGATCATAGACAGGATCGTTAGGGGTGTAGAGCAAGGCGAAAGACGGTTCGATTCTGAGCAGATGGTTCTTATGGACGAGCTGCCTATGTCTGTTCAGCGTCAGATAATGACCGATCAGATGGAGGCTGGTGAAACATCCATGCCGGATCAGCTGACGGAAGCTCAGGCTATGGATATAGCTCAGAGGCTTCCTGATCAGGATCAAGACCAGCTGACCATGGAGATCGGTGAAGCAGTCAGAAGATCAGCTACATTCTTCTCAGCGAATGCTGAGTCTGCTCCCGCGGTCCAAGGTATGCAGAGCCGGGTCGACGAGACTTGGAGTTCAATGGATCGCACTAATGACAACGTCGATTCAAGCGTGGCTATGGAGCGTCATAACCGTTTGGTAGGTTTAAACATACCTATCAAGGGGACCAACGACACATACGTTGTTGAGGAAATGAACCCGGAAGTACTTAGTGGAGCTGAGTCAGGCCTCTCATACAGTAGGAATCAGGGCGGCGTTCAGTACGAAGCCCAGCCTTTAAGCTCGCGAGAAGAGTTAGAGCCATTTAAGTTAGCTCTTATGGACATTGCTAGCTCAGGTTTCCCTCAAAGCATCATTGATTCGATCGCGGGATTTGGCATTCATAACGATAGCCGGGGGGAAATGCTTGAGGGTGTAGGGGGTTTTCATGACTTTGTACAGCAGTACATTAGCGTTGGGGAAAACACCGCAAAGAATCCAAAACTACTCCGCAACACGCTTGCTCATGAGCTTAGTCATCGTCTTGACCGGGCAGAGGGCGTTACTGAAAGAGAAGAGTTTCGCGCCGTTGTTTCGGAAGGAACAGAAGGCACTACATCAATTGGAAGCATTAAAGCTCCTATCGAAATCGATATGGGCGATGTCTTGTTTGAGATATACGAAGCGTACAGAACTGACACACCCATAGGTAACTACTTCAATTACCCTTTCGCTTCTCTCTGGTCGGAGTTTGACAAGATTAGTAAGGCGTTTGATGCCGGCGAAATATCAAAGCCAAAGCGTGACAAGCAACACAGAGCAGTTTTGAAAGAGCTTAAGAGTGAGGCTTTTGCTCAAAGCTCTGCTCTCTACTTTGCTGAGCCTGAAATGCTGGCCAAACACGCTCCTCAGATGTATCAATTTATGCGAGACTTAACGTCTCCTGCACAGGACGTAGAGAATGAAAGTTCAATTAGAGAAGAAGGCGATCAGCCCCAATCTGGACAAGTATCTGGAGAAATTCAGCCACCTGCCCCCGTCGCACCTGTTCAGGTCGAAGACGGTTCAGGAGCTGGACGAGATGGCGGAGTTAGCAGTGTTCAAGAACAAGCCGATCAAAGAATGGGAGGCGTGGAAGGACAAGACACTGATCAACTTCCTCTAAACCTCAAAGAAGTATCGACCCTATTCCCGACCGCTGTCAGTCGAGAGGTAGACCCAGTTGAAAATGTCATCGTTAGCAACTACGAGGGCTACCAAAACAACAGCAAGTTCGAGCAGAACTCTGAGCTGATAGCGGGCTATAACAACCTGACTAGAAACGAGCGTCGTCGCGCACCTAAAGCGAGGACAGAGTCTCTTATCGGCCATGTCGTTGATAACCTGCTTCACATTTACGATCAGGTTCCTCAAGAAATCAGAGACGTTTCAAAGCTTTGGTATGTTGGGGCAAACAAAATAGCCAATCAATTTTCCAACGAGTACGGGATATCCCTATCTCAAGCTTCCGGCGTCATAGCCAACCTGTCTCCACAAAAAGACTGGTACATGAATGCAAGTCTGGCCGAACGTGCCATTGACGTTTACACAAACCATCGCACAGATCCTTGGACCGACGCGATGCAGGCTAAAGCAGAAAAGCTATTCATGGAAAACAAAGACCTGAGCAAAAGTGCGGTCGAGAAAAACAAGGTGATGCTTGAGAACGTAAAGAACAAGAGCCTTCAGCAGTTAATAGATGAAGGAGCCTCTAATCCTGAGCTTGGCATGTGGACTCGAACTTGGGATCAAACCTTCAACAACAGTAAGTATCGACTGGTTTCTCCTGATGGAACTTTGCTTGGTTTTGTTAAGACCAAAAAAGGTGAAGATGCCTCAATGGCTTGGGGCAGTAACATAGAAATTGGCAAGGCGTTGTCAGTCTTAGTTGATGGTAGCGATGCCAATATTTCTAAATCACTTGGTCAAGCAAACAAGGTACGAAACTTCTACAACAATATCTTTGGTCCGATGAGTGACAAGGGCTTTGTAACCATCGACACTCATGCGGTAGCGGCAGGCTTAATGAAGCCTCTTTCAGGAACATCGAAAGAGGTCAATCACAACTTTGGTACTGGTAAGGGCGTAGGAAACTCCAGCGTTACCGGATATCGTGGAACGTATGCGGTGTTTGAAGAGGCGTATCGTCGTGCCGGAAGAGAACGCGGTATTCTTCCTCGTGAGATGCAGTCCATAACATGGGAAGCAGTTCGCGGTCTGTTTACAGACACCTACAAAAACAATGCTCAGAACACGCTTTTCGCAGAAGGCGTGTGGAACCAATACAGTAGTGGTAAACTCACATTAGACGAGGCTAGACAAAAGGTAAGTAATCATGCAGGAGGATTCAACAGACCCGACTGGTCTGAATCAGGACGCTCTAAAGATGTTCAGCCGGCTGGGACTTCAACCTTCGAGAGAGGCGTATCTGGAACTGATATATCCAGAAAGGAACTTGAAGACGGACCCACTGACGGGGGAAGAGGAGTCGATGCTCCCACCGATGTTCAGCGAAAACGAGTAGACTCTCGCTTTGAACCGCCACCCCCATCAGATAATCAAGATCTAAACAGAGCTATAAGAGAAGAGGACAAGACCCTTCTCGATTCTGTTAAGACTCAGCTCCGTCGTTATTTGCTTCCGCAGGGTCTGCTCCCTGATTCCGTGTTCAAGCTAAAGATCGAGCGAGACTCAGAGCTGGGCGCCGTTGAAATTGACATCGGTCAGCTTGTTACAGCCTATGATCGAGCGGTTGAGAAGCATCACACACAGCTTACTGACGAGCAGAAAAAGCTACATCACGAAGCGCTTGGTGAGAAGTTTAGTGAGATTGAATCTTTAGGTCTTGAACCCGAGATAAAAGATGCCATCGTCACGATGCGTAGATATATCGATAAGATGTCGGCAGACTACGCAATCGTTGTGGCTAAAGATGCTCAGCGCATTGCTCTTGACGGAGACCCCGACAAAGCAGAAGCCAAAATAGATCTAATAAATACGCTCGTGGAGAACATAGGAAGCTATGTCCATAGATCATATCGTGCGTTTGATGACCCTAACTGGCCAAAGAATGTCCCGGATGCCGTCTTGGATCGGGCTAGAAGTTACCTTGAGGAATCAGGGGCGACAAACGTAGAGAACGTAATCAATACCATTCTTAAGGACGGTACTGCATACGACTCTATGGAGGCTATGATTCGAGAGTCTAATCTAGGCGCAAAAGATCTGTCGATCTTAAAGGCAAGAAAAGACATTGCTCCACAAATCAGAGAACTATTAGGCGAGTATCAAGAGCCCCGGATTAACTTTGGTAAAACCGTTACCAAGATGTCTCGGCTTCTGTTTAACGACAGATTCCTGACCAAGGTTATGCAGGACGGTATGGGCGTCTACCTTTTTGAGGCTGATGATGCCCCGCCACAGGCATTCACTACTCTGGCAGCAGAGAGTTCTGACGCCATGGCTCCGCTAAACGGCCTGAAGACTACGCCTGAGATATCTCAAGCATTCCAAGATGCGCTTGGAAAAGAGCAGATGGCCGACTGGTACCGCATGATTGTTCAGGCAAACGGCTTGGTAAAGTACGGCAAGACTGTCTTGTCTCCAACTACCGTTGCAAGAAACTACATGTCCGCATACTTCTTCACGCTGGCTAACGGTCACTTCAACATCAGCAAAGCATCAGAGGCTTGGGCTACCAAGCAGGCTTTCTTTACTCGTGAAGGCGATCGAGTCGCTTACATGAGAAGGCTTAAAGAGCTTGGTGTTGTTTATGACTCTCCGTACACCGGAGAGATGATGAAATTACTTGAGGAATCGCGTCTGGAGTTTACTTACCAGAACCGGTTCGAAGGTAATAACATTGCAGACAACACGAAGAAGCTTGCTGATCGGGCGACTAAGTTTTATCAGTACGGCGATGACTTCTGGAAGATCATTGGTTTTGAGAATGAGATCGACATCCTCATGGAAGCCAAGTCCTTAACTCGAGAAGAGGCTGAGCCACTAGCAGCCGAAAGGATCAGAAACACTTACCCAACCTATTCGATGGTAGGCAAAGGCGGACAGTGGCTAAGACGATTCCCTCTTGCTGGTACGTTTGTTTCTTTCCCGGCAGAAATCATTAGAACGTCATTCAACATGCTTCGATACCTTAAGCAGGATATGAATGACCCAGACATGTCGAGTGTTGTGCCAAAGAGAGTAGCCGGGTTGGCAATGGCCTCTGGTGGAGCGTTCGGATTGTCTGAGTTCTTAAAGTCATCTCTTGATATCGATGATGACGAAGAGGAAGCAATCAAGCTGTTAGCCCCACCTTGGTCTAAAAACTCAGACCTTGCATACGTTTCACGTAAAGACGGGAACATCCAGTACATAGATCTTTCATCTCTTGATCCGTATTCATACTGGAAGCGTCCGATCAACGCCTTACTTCGTGACCAGCCCATGGATGATGCAATTGTTCAGGCTGCTGCTGAGCTACTGACGCCATTCTTTGGTAAGGATATTGGTGCTGGAGCGGTTGAAGAAGTCTGGTTCAATAAGAAAGAAACCGGCTCTCAAGTTTATAACCCGACAGAGCCTGCGGTTGACCAGCTTGCAGATATTACAGGTCACTTGTTCAAGCAACTCTCACCGGGCCTAGTTAACAACGCAAATAGAATGATGAAAGCTATCGACGATGATGTCAGTGCTACAGGCAGACGTTATAAAGTAGGAGATGAGATTGCAGCTTTGGCTGGATTCCGAGTAAGCACCTTAGACCCGAAGGTCTCTTTGTATTACAAGTCCTTTGAGTTTAACGAGAGCAAGCGCAACGCGACCAAGACTCTGACAGACGCATTCCGCAGTGTGAATGACGTTTCTAATTCTGATCTTGAGGGTGCCTTCCGAAGCTCTTCTCGGGCAAGACGTAGAGCCTTTGATGACATGATCAAAATGGTTGGTGCTGCCAGAAGCTCAGGGCTCAATGAGGCAATGATACTTCGAGTTCTTAAGAATGGCGGTGTCAGCACTAAGGACGCAAAAGCTATTGCGAAGGGTGACTTTTCTTCCTATCAGATCTCAGACAGCTCTCTAAAGCGTTACATAAGACGCGCCGAGTTCTTAACTGGTGAGGCCAAAGGGTCAGAGTACGAGCGCAGATTTAGGTTCCTACAGTCGCTGGAGGAAGAGTAAGGTTCAACTCATTAGAGAAATCGTTGCGGCACGAGGCTTCTCTAAGCTATTGATTTATAAGGAAACCCGTAGGTTTACCTTGCCAAGGTACAGGTCGCCAGTTCGAATCTGGTTTCCCGCTCCATTCACTCTAAGCCCCTGATTTATCAGGGGTTTTTTGTTTCTGAATGGCTTGAACCCATCCAGTGTACAGCTTTGGCTTTTTTAGTTTTGAACGACGTACCCAAAATCAAGGTTCAGTCCGCTCTCAACTTGCCCTCAATTCGACTTGCAGCGTCCAACTTATGAAAGTTGTTCATGTGAGTATAGCGCTGTAACGAATTAAGCGAACGCCATCCACCAATCTCCATCAGCTCACGAGTGTCAGTCTGAGCTTGGAAGTGCCATGTCGCAAACGTGTGTCGCATTGTATGAAAGCTTGTGCCCTTAGGTAGTCCGGCTAAGTCCACAGCCTTCCGCCAAGTCTTATTACAGACCGCGCTACGACTGAACGGCTTGCCGTTATTCTGAACAAAGACGCCATCAATCTTGCCTCGCAAAAATGGCCTGCGCTTTACCAATTCCTCTTGAGCACGCTCACGTCTTTTTAAGATGTCGCGTGCATCACCATTCAGAGGAATGAGTGCCGGCTTACCATTCTTTGTTTCGGTCGACTCAATCGACATGTACCTACCGTCCTTGCTTATCTGAGACCAGCGTAGTGTCCGTACGTTGTTGTTGCGTTGTCCGCAACTCAAAGCAAACTCCACCATGTCTGCTCTCAGCGGGTCTAGCCATCTCAGTAAAGATCTAACTTGACCCGGGTCTAAGTGCAACTCTCTCATCGCTTCCGGCAATGTCTCGATTTTTGGCACACCCTCAATGACTTCAAGCTTGTCCCGTGCGTAGCACAGTGTCAGCCGTAAGTACTTGAGGTACGTGTTCACAGTCGAGTTACTAAGGCCGTGCTCGTAAAGCAGCTCCTCTTGCAGATCGTTAATGTCTTTAGCCCGGATAGTAGAAATGTTTCTATTACCCCAGCGCTTGACCATCTGCTTGATCGCTAGTTTTGCCGCACGACTCTTATCATTACCTCTGCGTGTTTTTATTTTTAAATACCGCTCTGCTACATCTTTGAACTTCATATGACTCTCCGTGTGTATGAAGCCCCGCACCGCAGCTATACCTTATCAAAAAAAGGGGGGCGTTTCCGCCCCCAATCACAAGGAGCCACCTTTCGGGGCGGCACGTTTTTTAGTCACTGGTGTGCCAAGCCAGTCAGGAACTCGGGTACCTATCAGACCCGAGGACTAATTAACAACCTCGCCTTCTGCCACTTCCTCTGCCTCTTGGGGGAGGGGTTCCGGCAGAAGCTTTTTAGCATCAGCCAAGGTTGCATCTGCGCCAGCTCGAGCTGCCTCGAGTAGGGGTGCAAGGATTTGTATTGCTTGGTTAGCTTGTTGAACGAGTGCCAGCATCTGGCGTGGTCGCTCTCCAATCTCTTGAAAGTTGTACGACTTACCGTCGATACTAATTGTTTGATCACTCATCTTTTATGCTTACTCCTAGCGTTGTTTCGTAAAAGTTCATATGACCTTGGCGCTTGCACCAAGATCCTTGCTTGTGGGACAACCCTATTCTTGCTGAGGTCACCTCGCCCACATATCTCACAGAAGTCATCAGGCGTGTACCAGTACTCCTGAATTCCTACGAGGGCTATTGAGACTGTGGGGCTGACCTCTAGGATCTCACCACCAACAGTCATAAGTTGTTCAACACAGCCGTCTTTGGAATACACATTTAAGAGACAATCTTGCTTGCCCTTATGGTCCCTGACCCGTCGAACCCATATTTTGTGCTCGAACGTAGTCTCTGGACTTTGGGGGTCCATGTTCTTTCCCCCGTATAAGACACTATCGACAGCTCGTGTTAGCCGTAAACCCATATCAATACCTTTAAAACGGAATGTCTTCCTCGGGAAAGTCAGCTTGCTGTGGTGCAGGCTGTGGTGCAGGCTGTGGGGCTGGCTTGTTTGCAGGTTTAGTAGGTAACCAGTACTCGACGTTCAGCTGAGAGACTGCGCCATCGCGCTTCTGTTCAGCAACATCTAGATTGTATTTAATGGCCTCACCGCCATTTATATCGAGTGCTCCCTGCATCTCATCGATCACGTCCTGATCGATCTTCAGCCAACCGTTGAAGCTTGGAATCTTCAGCGCTTGCTGCTCTTTACTAAGATCTGTAAACCAGCTGTACTGCTTGAGATGGTTGTACTTCTCAAGTTTTTTCTCTCGATCTAGCGGGTAAAGGCGCCCCTTACCAGCCTTAATTGCCTCGAAGGCAGTAGGTTTATTTTGCATTAGTCATCTCCGATTGATTTGATTGATGATTGCAGTGAATTACTCTGCCGACGCCATTCGTCGATAGAGCTATCTTTCTCTAGCAGGGCTTGTTCCCCGCCAAGAAATTCAAATGCCCCGCGGAAATCCACCGGAGGAGTTTTCTTGATGACCTGTATAGACACGAATCCGTTGGTGATTGACCGCTCGTACTTTTTAACTAGCTCTTTCTTGAGTGCGTCACGGCTAGCCTTGAGGTGGTCTAGGTCTTGAAGTGCTTGATAGTTCATGACCTCAATCTCATTGATCTTGCCTTGAATGTCGGCAAGCTCAGACATCTGGTCATCTTGGATTTCATCGTAGTCAGGCTTCAGCGGATCAAGGTGCTTTTGAGCCCGTTCAGGATCGGCAGCCTCAGCTTGAATGAAGTCATACCAAGCCTTGAACAAATCAAGTCTAGTGACGGACCCCTTTTTTGGTGTTGGCAACAGCCTTCCTTCAAGCTCCTCGTCCAACCAATCCCAGTTGCGCTCTACTCTATCGATGTGCCATTGGCCTTCAGCCTGTGGATCGGTCGCTAAGTAGCACATGAAGTCACACCAATCTAGGTCACAGACCTCCATGACCATGTGGCACTGCCATAAATACATGATTCGCTTTTCGTCAAAGACAGAGTAAGGCGCCTTGGTCCACTTAGGATAGGGGCACTTGAACTCGGCACAGCCTTCAATACCAATCAGACCATCAGGCGATGCGGCTAGGAACGAGTGCTTTGAATGTACGACCAAGCCAGTCTCATCAACTTTGTACCGTTGAATTTGCTCAAGCTTGACGCGGGCATAGTCCTCCATCATGGAGCCATGCTCTACTGCCGCGTTGGTTTGAAACTCAGACTCGGCACCAAGGATAGCCCTTACCTCTTGGCGGACAACTTCCTCGACCTTCATGTAAGGGTGCTTGTTCTCATAAGCAGCGCAGATACTTGCTTTGATCAGGCCAGCTCTGGCTTTTAGCCACCCCTCAGAACCTTGGGGGTGCATCATGCTGACCACCCCTTCTTGCTACAGACCTCTTCCCACCGATTGAGACGGTAGTCTTCCAGACCGCGAGACTTCAGAGCCTTAACATATCGATCAAACATTTTTTGACCGGCAGTTTTTGTTCGCGCCTTTTGGATTTCTTCGAGGCTGGTCATCCAAAGCCTATCAATGCTGTTCCTGACTTTTGAGTCCGCTTCTGTGTCGTCCGTGGGTAAAACATCCCCAGAGGACTGGTCAGTGACTTCTTCTACAACTTCCGGCTCTTCTGCCGTTGGCTTCTTGAGCCACAGTTGATGGCCAAGGCCGAACTCAGCCATCGCCTTAACGCGACACCTTTGCTTGGCGGTGTTTATTTGAAAGCTGTTAGGGTTGCGTACAACATCACCGCCGTCTCTCACCATGTAAGAGGTGATCTGGGTGTGCCCTAAAACCGTCATGCGACACCTAACCTCGCAGGTACCGTCATTGAAGTAATGAACTTCCCGGCTTTCGGGGTCTTCGGTAAATTCCCATGTGTATTCTGGGAAGTTGTCCATCATGAGTACGTGCGCGTTCATCCAAGACACAGCGGGAAACTTTTCCCCGCTTATCGTTTCGGACTCAGTGCAGTGTGGTTTTATGTTTACAGCAGAAAGGGTTGCCCATATGTGGGCTTTAGAAGTCTTGTCCATGTCGCATATCCGTGTAGTAAATCAATAGATTCACCACGAAGTTTACGCTTGCAAATGAGTTTGTCAATTACTAGATGGATTTGGACTGTCTTTTCCTATTAATTTTGCGACCACATCGTCACATTCTTTTACATGTATCGATGGATTATCTTCAATAAATTTCCGGATTAGTTTGAATAAAGCCTCGTCCGTGAGTTTCTCTTTTCCCATTCTTCCGATCCTTGGTCTGGTTATTTAGCCAAAAAAGTCTTTAGATTTTCCATAAACGACTCAAGCGATTGCTCGTCAGACTCGCCCATTAGGACGAGAGCGGCCATCTGCTTAGCGCTCAAATCGATATTGTATTTATTTTCAAAGTTTTTACATCTGTGAATGAGTTCAGATAGTCTAGATTCTGAGATGAAAGCGCCTCTTGATTTTCCGGTCGACCATTCGTAGAAGTCTAAACCGAATTCATCTGCGAATTTTATTCCCGTTTGGATATTTTTTGGAAGGCTACCCTTCAGCCAAGCATCCGCGGTTGCGTTGCTACAGCCGGTCTTTCTAGCAATTTCAGAGGCTCGCCCCCAAGCTGCGACTCCGCGTTTTGTTAGTTGTTCGTTTAGGTATTCCGATCGCTTCTGATTGTCATAGTGCATTTAGCTCATCCGTGTGAAGTTTTTTTAGTCTACTCGAAAAACTCTGTTAAATGCGAATTATTCTCATAAACTCGGTTATGATAATTAAATTTGCACTATCAAAAGAATTTTCTTATCTTTACATGCGCTTTACGGCGAACCACCACACGGAGTAGTTAATGATTTTCAAACCTGCGGCTCACAAATCTCGGCACTACACCAAGCTGCCAAACGATTTGCTGCGTGACCCAGACCTAACCCCGGAAGCCATAGGCATCCTAGCTTACCTTCTTACGCACGTTGACAACTGGCGTGTCACTCAGCGTCAGCTTAGTAACCACTTCAATTGCAGCCCCGGCCGGATTAAGAATATCGCCGATACCCTAGAGGCCTGCGGATACATACGAAGAGTTAGGTATATCGATCAGGGCAAGCATGTATTTGATTGGGAGGTATATGACGAAAAGCAAGATGTCGAAAATCGACATGTCGAAAATCAAGATGTCGAAAATCAGCACCTAAGAATAAACATAGTTACAGAAGAAACATCTACTAAGAAGAAACATTGGAAAGAAGAACTATCTGACTCCTGCCCTGAAGGCATTCCTAAACTGACGTGGCGTGAGTGGTGGGAGTACAAGGCTGGCACTCGCAAGCCGGGTAAGTCGACGATCACTAGGCAGACCCATGACTTCGAGACAATGGCCAAACACGGATTCGATTTATCAGAGCTAATCCCCTTCGCTATCAGTCGAGGATGGCAACGTATTGGGAGTCCAGACTGGGACTCGCTCAATCGATTTAAAAATAAACAAAGAACAGATGATTATCTTGCTGAGGTTAAGTAATGGATATACGTGTGCTCAAATCAGAGCTTGGGAGGTATGCCCATCAAATATGCCAAGAGTTGTTTCCCGAAGGGATCATAGAGTCGGGGTGTTACAAGGTAGGCAGCATCGAGGGGGACAAGGGACGGAGTTTTTCGTGCTACCTGCATGGCGATAAGGCTGGGAAGTGGATTGACTTTGCAACTGGCGATGGTGGCGACATGCTTGATCTCATCCAACATGGTCGAGGCATGTCACTTACTGAGGCCATGGAGTGGTCAGCTAAGCGCTACGGTATACGGGATTACAGCCCCGCCCCAAAAATTTCGCAGTCGGCAAAGAAAAAATACTCCACCCCTGCCCCACCATCTAGAACCAGTAACAGCCTGATACATGAGTACATGCAGAAGCGTGGGTTCAGGGAGATGGGTGAGGTGTGCTTCCGGTACAAGATCTATGAGACGGAGACCCGTGGTGGGCTTGATGTCGTGTTCCCGTTCCATGACGTCTCGGGTGACCTTGTATTCCTGAAGACAAAGCCGATGAATCATGATGGCAATCCGTCTACTCAGAAAGACCTCCGGCCGATACTGTTTGGTTGGCAGGCTATGCCGGCAAGTGCTCGCAAGGTGTGGATCACTGAGGGCGAGTGGGACGCGATTGCATGTGGTGAGCTTGGATTTCCAGCGTTGAGCGTGCCAATGGGCGGGGGGAAAGGCGCCAAGCAAACCAATTGGATCGCCAACGAATACGAGAACCTTGCCCGGTTTGAAGAGATCATCATTGCCACTGACATGGATGAGCAAGGAGATCTAGCGGCCCAAGAGATCATGAAGCGTTTAGGCGACCGGTGCTACCGGGTGAAGCTCCCAACAAAAGACATCAACGAGCTACTTCAAAAGCAGGGTTACGAGCAGTCTCGGCTGGTTCTCGAGGCGGCGTATGAAGAGGCCCGATGGCAAGATCCTGACACACTGCGCTCTGTCATGGAGTTTGAAAAAGACATCGATGATTACTTCGATAAGTCGATCAATGACACGCAGGGGTTTGGCTCGGGGTGGAACAAAATAGACGAGGAAGACATACGGTTTCGGCCGGGCGAGATGTGGGGTATTACCGGCATCAACGGTCATGGCAAGAGCATGTGGCTAGGTCAGCTATGCCTGAATGCTGTTGAACAAGGGCAGAAGGTATTAATCGCTTCATTCGAGATGAACCCAAAACAGACTCTTGGTCGCATGATGAAGCAGGCGGGAGGCAGCTCCGAGCCACCGAAGGACTACCGCCAAAAGCTGATGGAATGGATGGGTGCAAACCTTTGGCTGTACGTCGACAACATAACGCCTAAGCCTGAAGACCTGATGAAGTGTTTCGAGTATGCGTACCGCCGCTACGGTGTTTCGGTGTTCGTCATTGACTCACTGACAAACATGGTTAGGCAGGACGACTTCGAGGGTCAGCAGAAATTTGTCGAGAAGGTCGTGAACTTCAAGATGACTACCGGCGCCACTGTGTTTTTGGTCACGCACTCCCGGAAGGGTGAGGACGAGCACAAAGCCCCGAACAAGTACGACGTCAAAGGTAGCGGATCGATTACCGATCTTGCCGATGGGTTTATGTCGTTGTGGAAAAACAAGCGAAAGGTCGAGCACCTCGAGCAGTGCCGAGTGTTAGGTGAAGAGCCAGACGAAAAGTTTACCAAGCAGTGGGACGTCTACCTCGAGATTCTGAAGAACCGTAACGGTGGATACGAGGGCAAGGTCGGTTTCGAGTTTGACAACCGCACCTGTCAGTACCTCGAGCGTCGATCAGGCCGGCCAAAGTATTACATCAAGTACTCCAAGGAGAATTCAAATGGATAACGAAAGGTTTGCAAAAGCCATCCGCGATGCAGGTGCAACTGTGCAAAAAGCAGAGAGGGATCTGGGCCATGCCGAAGCTACTGAGAAAAGGGTTGCGGCTCAGCTAATGATGATGGCAGAGCATGCTCACGGGCAAAAGACCGTAGCGGCTCAGGCCAAGTGGGCCGACGAGCAGGACGAAATGTTCAATGCCCGCGTCAATCGGGGCACCGCCAAGGGCGCCCTCGCCTCCGCAAAAGCTAACCTTCTTGCAGCCGAAGTCTCGTTTAAAACGTGGCAAACAGAGATGGCCACCAACCGAGCAGAAATGCGGACGTTGATGGGATGAAGTCTCACTCTGCCACCAAGGAAGAGAAAGAATGGATGGATGCCATCGTTCAGCTGGGGTGCATTGTTTGTCGCTTGCATCTTGGCGTGAAGTCGCCGGCCGAGGTCCATCATATTTCAGGAAAGGTAAAACCGGGGGCGCACTTAAACACAATACCACTATGCCCCAACCACCACCGGGCCGGCTTAGCTACGCCAATGTGCGTGTCTCGCCACCCTTACAAAGCTCAGTTCATTGAGCGTTACGGATCAGAGGAATATCTACATGAGCAAACATCATCACTTATCGTTGAACGACGCGACACCGGAAGACTGGGACCGAGTCTCGAAGCCGAAGCACTACTCTAGTCAGAACGACAAGTTCCCTGACCTCGAGTGCATCGACTCCACCAAAGCGAGCATGTCTCCCGAAGGCTTTAAAGGCTACTTGAAGGGTTGTGTCCTCAAGTACATGTGGCGTTACGAGGACAAGGACGATCCGAAGCAAGATCTAGAAAAAGCGCAGGAGTATCTGCAACGGTTACTGGAAGAAGTTTCCAATGGTTAATTCAAGGACCAAGGGCGCCCAGTTTGAGCGTGAGATCGTGAACCTCATGCGTGATTGGCTGGGTGATGAGGCCACTCATGGCCTGCGTCGAAACCTGACGCAGTATCAGGTTGCAGATGAGGGAGACCTGAAGCTGGGCCCGTTCCTGATCGAGTGCAAGCGCTACGCAAAAGGCGATATCCACCAAGGCTGGTGGTGGGATCAAATTTTGAAGGCCGCGGGAAAAGAATATATCCCCCTCCTGATATATCGATTCGATAGACGCCCAACCAGAATGGTCTTCCCTTTACATATAGTCGGAGACTACCCCGAGAACCTCGATTACACCTGCACGGTAGGTGTGGAGGAAGGAATTATGATCATCAGAGAGAAGCTCTGTGAGAGTTCCAGAGTTTAGGCGCCACTTAGAGCTAGCCGCAGTAAGGCTAGAGTACCCACTGGTTGCGGAATACGTGCGCGAGAATGTCCCGGAGGATTTCCACGACATGATGTACGCTTCGCTGTACCTCGAACTACCCCAGCACTACGCCAAGCAGGACGTGGACCGAATCAAGGAGCTGTTAGCCATGCTCCCGGAGGAAGAGCCAGTCCGAGACTTCAATGAGATCGTGACCTATTGGACGCGTCGGATATGGGCCAAGAATCATGGCTAGACCTATTTACGAAACAGCGAAGGACAGAACCAACGAGGAAGATATCGCCAATCAGATCGCTGAGCGATACAACGCAAAAGCTGTCAAGGCAAAACGCCTGTATGGGCTTGACTGGTTCTTTGAGCGCGATGGGTACGTTGTGGGGATGGTTGAGATCAAGGCTCGTAGGTGTGCTAGCTCGGACTACAAGTACTTACATGATCAGCGCTGACAAGATTGCGCGCATCAGGATGCTGTCCAACGTCTCAGGCATTCCCTCGTTTCTGTTTGTGTCGTGGACCGATTGTATTGGCTACATCAATCTAGCTGATCAGCCGGACTTCACGGCTGTTGGTGGTCGCAGGGACCGGGGGGATGATCAGGACGTGGAAGCTGTGTTGCACTATCAGATCGATAGGTTCATTCGGGTATAAAAAAACCCTACGGTTGTAGGGTCATCACAAGTAGTTTCATGGCTGGCTCTGGCATCTTCCGGTAGCCTCTGGTTCCGGGTGATCGGGTCCAGTTGTAAACGCCCTCAACCTTCATCCCCAGCAGTTCAGCTATTTCTTTTGCTGACAACCCGCGCCTACGCATTATGAGCTTCAGTGCTTCGTTGTTATCCATACTTCCCCCGCTTGAAAAACTCAGGGTAGACAATCTCTAGGGCCGGCTCATCGTTGAGCCTTAGCAATACAGTCGAGTAGTCAAACAGAATGCAGACGGGCTCTTGAAAGCGTTTTGCCATTTGCTCAGCCGCCTGCATCGCCAGTACGGCGTCTTCACTGTCATTGCTCGCGAAGTTAAATTTCACGGGTAGACGACCTCGCTCAAATAGTTCTCAAGCTTTTTCTCGTCGTCTTCGTTCAGCTCGATGATTGTCCCTTGCCACTCCAGCCAATCCCACTCAACCTCGCAGAAAGGCGTCGACTCAATGACCCCCCATGCCTCAGTGTCCTCTTTCCAGCGGTGGACCTTGGCATTGATGACGTCAATGTCCGCCAGCTTAATTTCAATATGCGCTGTGACCATTACTGAAGCTCCCACTTATAAGCGATGTAGTCATTGTGCGACTGCTCTTTAAAGCCACACTCCCGGTGCAGTCGTACCGTGTAGCTTCCGTTGCTGAATCTAGCGCCAGCAATGTACGCGGGCTCAGCAAAGTAGCCGCTGACCGACAACTTGGTCTCAGGAAAGACTGAGTCGCAGATCTTGTGCAGGGTTTCTTCCTCGTCACCATGAAACCCGTGCTCGTCGATGACTAGGTTTATCTCCAGAACCTCGTACCACTGGTCCTTTGCACCTTCCATGTTTTCCATATAGAACAGCCACTTGTGCGGTCCCAATGCTGACTGCTTCATGGTTCCGGAAATATCAATCAACCGGGGGTGATGTGGGTTGGAGATAAAGTGTTTTTCTCCCTCCAAAATGTCGATATCCGCTTTGTCGCCAATCTCAAATCTGCTCATGGTTTAACTCCCTAGCGAGTAGGCTTTTGAGTGCTGTCAGGTCTGCCTTGTCGATGATGACCTCGCCAAGCGTTCGCTCGAGCGCAGTCATTAATTTGCGTCGCTTCAGCAGCTCCACAGCCATTGATTTCTGATAGTCTGCGCGGAGCTTCACTCCACTTCCGGCTGGAGACACCATCGTCTCCAAAATGTGCGTTGGTAGTTCATAGTGCATTTGCTTTTTGCCTCTTCTCGTTAAGCTTTCGGACCAGCTTGGGCAAGTCCTCAACTTGGAACTCGTCGAACGTAAACTCGACGCATAGGATGGTGACTACCTCGTGCATCAGGTAGCCACCGTTTAACAGGTCAGTAGCCCTGTCGATCACTGTGTATCGGTAAGCTGGGCTGATCACCACTGCCTCCCGGTTACAACTTTCTCAAAATTAATCCGATCCCAGCCCGTGAACTCAGAGTCGTCCTCGTCAGTTTCGAAGTGGTCGCTTACACGGTCATAGATATTGTTGATGATCGACTCACCTTGATCACTCCAAAAGTAATCAGAAATGCACACCATCGGATCGTGCTCTGATCCATTGGCGTAGATCAGCCAGAAGCCACCCAGACGTTGCCATGTGCCATCGCTCCACTGCTCGTGGACAATGAGGTAGTCCTCTTCCGTAGCCGCCATAGACTCCAGCACAGAGGCCATGTCGGTTGATTTGTGGAGCGTGTCCTCTTCTCCGTCGTTGACGGTGATTGCTAGCCGCATCAATTCCTGCGGCGCTAAGATTTCCAGAACCAACTGGGCCACGCAGGCCCGGTCGGAGAAAGGTAAGGTGTTGAGATTCATGACTGCACCTCCATGCTTTGCGTGTCGTTGTTCCAAGCAAGCTTGTGCTTTGACGTTGACTCGATGGTTTTGAGTAGATGCTTCAGCGCTGTAAGCTTCTCGTAGGCGGCAACCTGCGCGGAATCAATCGAGCTTGTGCAGATTGACACCCATTCGCGTTCGGCGTTGTTTCCCCAGTCACTCGCCAAAAGAACATCGATTGTGTCATCGACCCCCTCGAGCCTATCGATCTCGCGACTGAGTTGCGTGGTTAGTAAGTGCATTTGTGCATGATTGAGCTTGATGGTTAATACGTTCTTCATGACTGTGCCTCCATGTCAAAAAAAATCGGGGCGGGGAAAGAAAACCCACCACCCCAGTGCCTGTTATTCGTAAGGGGTAAGACCACGGGGTAGAGAGCGACCCTGCTTGAGTAGACGCAAGAACTCCTTAACGGTGCCGGGGAATCCTGAGCCCTGCTCGTTGAACTTGGAGATGTCTCCAAACCAGCAGTGGTCGGGGTCGAGGATACCTCGCTGGAATGCCATGCCCTGCACCTCAGCCCAGTCTGCATCGTTTTGGTAAACCGATCGGCAGATACGGTCACCGATTGGTTGCTTCTTGAAGCCCTGAAGCTTCACGACTTTGTTGTTCATACAGTCCTCCTGTTGGACGGTAGAGTGGTGAATTCCACAGACGCCTCACGGCGTTTCGGTCGGTATTCCTCCGACAGCTCGTCAGTGCGGGGTTAGTACAGCGGCGCATAAAGCGCCATGATGAAAACGAAATTTAGCGATACAGGATGAACACTTTCTGAATGTCGCTCATGATTTTTTCTCCTTAACGACTTCCGCGAACTCACGCAGTCGGTTGTCGGTTGCCAACTTCTTGATGGCTTGCTTGTACACATGCTGTGCGCCCATGCGGCTGAGACCGATCTCTTTGCCGATGTCCGCAAAGGTCATCTCGATGCCTTCGGGCAGATTGTTCTTGCTCATGACTGGCTCCTCCTTTTGCCACTGCGCAGGATGGACAGGAACTCGGAGACTGTTCCGGCGAAACCAGAACCTTGCTCGTTGAATTTTGCGATCTCACCGAACCAGCAGTGATCGGGGTCTAGGATTCCACTCTCGAACGCCATCCCCTGCACGACTGCCCAGTCGCGGTCATTTTGATAAACGGACCGGCATATGCGGTCACCGATAGGTTGCTTTTTGAAACCCGTGAGTTTCACGACATTGTTTTTCGTGCTCATGACTCATTCCTCATTGTTGAAGCGTTAAGCTCGTCGACCTCGCGCTGGTGACTGTCCGGCATCTCGTCCTCGTCTGCCCCACACAGACCACAAGACAGCTGAGTGGCTTTGTGTTTGATGTATTTATCTGGACCTCCCTCACACTCGCAGTCCCAGAAATTTGGATTAAGCTTGGGGCTGTACCAATCCTCCTCGCTGATATGTTCTGGTCTTGTATTCGAGTTCATGCGGCTTTCTCCTCGTGGGTAAATGAGGCCTTTGATGGCCTCTTGAAAAATGCAAATTTAGGGTCGTCTTGAGACACCGTGAGCGTTGCGGTAAAGGTGACGTGTGATCCTTTGCCTGCCTCGTTGAGGCTGTCCGGCTTGGTGCCCCAGACCTTGAACCCCCGGTCATCGAGAACAAGCATTTTGACGACCACTGAGTGGTATGAGTAATACCCGTCCTCGGCTCGGGTTCGGAGTATCTCGCCAGAGATCTCTACGCGGCCCTCAGGGGCATCCTCCGCCGCCTCGTACTCTGCCTGCTCGATTGCAATTCGCTGAGCTTCAGCGGCACGTTTGGGCGCTTCAATGTAGTCCTCGATCATGGTCACTACATCCTTGCAGACCGTGTCCAGATACAGATGACAGACCTGCCCATCGCGGCCGTCAAACACACTGCCGTGCCCGACAGGTAGCTCCTGCTGAAGCCCGCCCACAATTTCCTGAGCCAGATCAGCTGGGACGTAGGTGATGCGGCTGGTGTTGGACCCGCCGGAGCTTGGCTTGGGCTCGCCCGTCGGCAAGTACTCGCCACCCATCGCGACCTTGTGGTGCTCGACAACGCCGGCCCCCGTTGGGTCTTCCACATACCAGACCCAGTCGTAATGATCGCAAGGTGCGTGGAGGCGCCAATCAGCCCCAAGAGTGGGCTCGATGCCATCATTAAGATCAGCGGCATTAGAGATCAGCCGGGTCATCCGACCTTTGCGGCCGGACTCCGACTTTGCGAGGTACGCGCGGTACCGGTTGAGCACGTCAGTAATGAGTGCCTGAGTGTCTGAATGGATCATGCCGCCACCTCCTCGCGTCGTCGCAATTCGCCTCTGCAATACCAGAACTCATCCCAGTACTGCCCGGACTTCGGCCCATGCGGCATCGCCTCAAGTGCCCGCCAGCAGTCCATGGCGACGTACTCCAGAGAGTCGCTGGAGCGCTTCTTGCAGAGCGCCTGATACTCGCTGTGCCATTGGTGTTGCCCGTATGAGTAATTCATGCCGCCACCTCCTGCTTCGCCTTGAGACGGTTGTGCGCTTCCTGCACGTCAATGCCGATAGATGCCAGCTTGCGCTCTACGGTAAAGACTCGCTGTGCGGCGGTGTCGACCCACTCATCGATGAACTCAGGCACAAAGCCGTCGAGCGTGTTGCTGTAATGTCGCTTGCGATCGAGCGCGTAACCACAGTCTCGACGGGCGTCTACAAGCTCTGCGATGTCGTCAGCGATAAGGCTGGCCAGAACAAGGCAAATTGGATTGTTGGTGATGTCGCTCATGCCGTCACCTCCCGGTACTCGTTGCCAGTGACCTGCACGTAGCGCTCAGTGGCGCCCATGTGGTGGCCGGTGAAGTCGTAGATTGGTGCACTGAGCTGAACCACCCCAGCGGCCCGGTCGTGCCACTTGGTGCTGAAGCTGGCCATGTTCTGGCCGAAGAACCGCAGGGTGTCCGCGGTGAAGAAATACGGACCAAGAACGCCGGCCTGTTTAATTTGTGCGGGTGTTGGTTTTCTCATGTTGATCTCCTGTTGATCAGCAGTCGGGTGGATTCCCGTGACGCCCCGGAGGACGTTTCGGCTCGTGTCCAGCGAGCCATCATCAGACGGGCTAAAAAATGAGATTGCTGACATCGGTCTTGCAGAGCTTGCCTCCCTCAACCCGGTACACATCAATCGAGTCGAGTGCCCTGATTTTTGCCCGAGTCCGAACCATCCACTCAGAACCCTCAACTGCGTTGAGATCTGTTCGGGTGAAGTCGGAGAGGCGCTTGCACTTGCGTGCCAAGCCGAGCCCGTTGGGATTGTTAGCTGAGATGTAATACATGGTGACCTCCTGTTGGTCGTAAGCGGTGGATTTCCGCAGACACCCCGAAGGGTGTTTCGGCCGGTTTCCCTCCGGCTCTCGTCAGTGCGGTGCCTTGCTCAGGCAGGCCTTGCAGTCGGTCATGTGGGGAGACTCTCCCTCGACCTCGAACCCGTCCCCATAGCTGGGGATGGCTCGACCGCAAAGCGTCGTTGTCTCGTCGTCGGTCAAGTGGACCTTGGACACGGGACCAAGTCGGTCCCGATAAATCCCAATCCACTGACTCCACCTCACTGCCTCCCTCATGCTGTCAGCTCCTGTTGATCGCGAAGCTCCATGACGCACTGGCAAACCATCTCTCGATCGCAAGTGTCACCGTCGAATGGAAAGTCTGGCCTACTTACCAGACGCATCAGGTAGCCTTGATAGGCCTCGTCCCAAGTCATGGGCTCATGTCTCCCGTCGTCGTAAATTCCGCCGGGTCCGTAGAAATCCATGCAGTAGTCAATAAACTCGTTCACGTCCGCGGGGAGATAACTCTTCATGCTGTCACCCCCCCAAGCGGCTGAGCCGTCCTCGATGGCCAGCTCCTCGCGCCAGACCTCAAGCTGGACCTCTGACCCGCTTTTCTTGAGTAGCGCATGAGCCTCGTCATGAATCTGGTCGAGCTGATCAGCGGTCCAAGTGATGGATTCGCAGTGCGCGTGCTGGCCTGCCTTGGATAGCTCAGCCTCAGCCTGCTCGAGCGCGATCAGGGATTTGCGTAATGCGGCAAATTCGGTCTGTCGGCCTACATGCACTTGGACGGCCTGACGGGTCCACTCTGAGTACTGCTCGATGTCGTGCTTCATTGTTAGGTCAAACATAGTTATCTCTCCGTGTGGTTTGGTCTGGGTTAGACGAGGTAAGGCGTGTAGCCGTGGAATGACTTGTAGGCCTTGCCGAATGCGTCCAGCTCACGCTGGGGCAGATCCCAGACGTAGGCATCCTGATACCGGTCGTACAGCTCACTCTCCTTGTCCTCCTGCCGCATGGCGACGTCGTGGTACCGGTCGCTGTCGGGATCGAGTGCGTCCAGCTTGAGCTGGTGCTTATCGACCACGGCGCAGTAGCGGCGGTCTGCCTCGTACAGGTGGTTGAGTGCTCGCTGGTGCTTGGCGTTGATTGCTGTGTGGTTCATGTCTAGCTCTCCGTGTGGTTTGTCACAATTGACACATGCCGGTCAGCGACCGGGCACGTAATTATAAAACACAAGAGATTTTGCATGTCCACATGTTTTTATAAAAAGATTCGAAATAAGTCTTTTAAAAGGTTAAAATTGAGAGACAGATCAGCAACTTAGGCCTTACACAGTGGAGAGCGCACAAGCAATGGATTTACAGCAGACCTTGTCAAGTATTGACGGCAAGCTCGACCGCTTGTCTGCGGACGTTGCGGCCCTCTCAAATCAGGCCAGTAGGATAGATGAGCGAATGATTGGACAGGATGCGCGGCTCAAGCGGCACGAGATGAGACTCGACCAAATGGAGTTCGATCAGCGTGAGATCCAGCTGGCAGTAGCGAAGGCTCACGGCCGTGGCGCGATGATGGAACGAGCGGCTTGGATAGTGTTTGCGGCGGCCCTTACCCTAGGCCAAAAATTTATTGCCGCGGGATAAAAAACAACCCACCCCACTGCCGGTCTCTCCTGTATGTGAGTAAGGCAAGGACGTATGTAATGACAGAACGAAAGCTGACCATCAAACAAGAACGATTCATTGACGAGTATCTGCTCACCGGCAACGGAACAGACGCCTGTCGTCGGGCTGGGTACAGTCAGAAGAGCCAGAACTGCCTCAGGGTGCAGTCAACTGAGAACCTAGCCAAACCTAACGTAAAAGCAGAGATCGAGCGCAGGAGGGCCGTTATGGCTGAAGAAACACAGGACAGACGTGCGAAATGGGTATCCCGTCTCGAGGAGCTGGGAGAGTCGGCAGAGAAGGACGCCGACAAACTGAGGGCCATCGAGGGGCTGTTCAAGGCTGAAGGCTGGCTTGCTCCGGAACAGAAAGAAATTACGACCTTTGAGTCTTCTTTTTTGGCGGATTTGGAGCTTGACGACGAGGAAAATGGGCCGGGCTTGCGGGCGGACAATTTGCTGGTGGTCGACTTTGGTAGCGATAACAACGACTTAGGCGATCAGGACTGAACCTTTGCTAGGTTCGACTCCTTGAATCCATCAGATCCAGAGGTCGTGCGGTCGGGTATGGGGGGGGATAGGCGTCAGGCGGGGGCGCTGTCAAACACTTGGTACCATG